GAATGGGCTGAAAACATTTCAGCCCGACACAATCACGGTTACGGCAACACATTAAAGAAAGAGAGGCGAGGTATGCCTGTTTTAGAAGGGTTTGTAATGGTGTCACAATTGACAACCATTACAGAAGACGGACTACCAAATAAAGATGCTCCATACGAATGTGTGGCCGCTTCGTTGTGCGCTGGAGCTATGTATCTCAATGGTATCAAGCAGATAGGTGGGAAATATACACCTGACTGGTTCAAAGACCAGGCATATGGCGAAGATTACATGGGTGGTACCGCTGCAAGGAACTACATCGATGTGTGTAAACAGTTAGGCGTGAAGCTTTATCCGCTGAATGGCAATCCTGGTCAGCTAGTGAAGTTTATTCATGACCAGTTAGCGCAAAAACACCCCGTTATAGTAACGGTTCCTGATGTCTACGTTCCCAGTAGCTATGGATGGACACATGTTCTGTGCGCTTGTGGCGACAGCACTGGTATTATCACTTGCCTTGATCCTTACATCGGAAAACCTCTTACTCGCTCAGACCAAGAATGGATTAATCTTCTACTCGACAATGAGATATGGATTTTACAAAAGGAGGATGAAGTGCTTTCAATCGACCTCAACACGCCCGGCATCTCGAATTACTTTACGCTCGTCAATGGTGACCAATGGCAGTGTAAACAAACTCAGAAGATTATTCACGGTGCTATTCTTGCGGAATATTGCAGATATGGTGGTGCTGGCCTATGTGGTTTAACGCATCTAGGCTTGCCAGTGTCAGGAGAAATAGCCATACCTAACGCATCACCGTGTGTGAAGCAATTTTTCGAACGTGGTGTCTTGATTTGGGACCCTAATCACTCTATCGACAATCCCCCTGGAGCAGACAACGTGTACACCGCTCATCTGTACGGTGGCCAGGGTGAAGACCCCCGAGTTGCTGAGATGAAAGCGCAAATCGACCAACTCAAACAACAGCTTGCTAATCAGCCACAACCGGACCCTGCACCACTGAACGCAATTCACCAAATTCAAACGCTCGTGGCACCGTTTAAATAAGTCTTGTGCAACGGCTTATTAACTTTTAGAACATTTATTCATAGTTAGGCCATGCGGTGATGTCTGGAACCTTTGCGGCAACTTCTTTCATGAAGAGTCTTTCAAGATCAACAGGAGCGATATTCCAGACGGCATGTAGTACCAGATCATAGGCACGCTCGGCAATAATTTGTTTAATCAGGCGTGTTTTCCGCTGTTCAATCGTATCCTGAATTCTGGCATTGCTCAAATCAAGAAGATCATTCTTATTCAGTTCTTGCATAAGAAGTTCAGCAAAGCCTTGAAAATGTTCTTTACGTTCTTGTTCGTCCATCGTAGTTTCCTTTTTTAGAAAGGTGTGTGCCCCTTTCCCCTGCGCAGTAGATAGTAATACGATAGAGTAAAACTCTATTGGTTGAGGGGAATCAGGGCGCGGTAGACCAGTGATCAACGGAAATCTACTACTAACTTTTCCCGTGTCCTGTTTTCTGGAGTGCCACACCAAAGCACCGCAAAGTAGTATAACACAAAGGAGAAAGTATATCATGAATTTACCACCCATGACGCAAAACCAGAAGCTTATTCTGTCGTTTCTTGCCTCGACAGCAGGAGCTGCAGCGTCAGCAGGAATAGCGGCCATCGTGCAAGCGTATACTCAACAGGGGCTTGATATCCCTGTACTTATCAATGTGGGGCTCCTGGCCTTCTTTGCGTTCTTTGGGCCGGCTCTCAAGAATTATGTGCCAGGTCATATTCAGCAGATCTTACAGGCATCTGTTGATACAGCGGCCATGTATCGCAACGCTGCGCAACAATCACAACAGGCTCATGCCGCGCTGACGCAAACCGTTCAGACACTCTCCAAAGTGGCACAACAACAGGCTGCATCACCTGCTCAACCCTTGCAAGGGAGTGCGCAACCTGCTGCTAGCGGTTCTGTTCAGTTGAATTTTCCTACTAACACCAGTGCGGCCAATAATTGGATGTTGGACAAACCTGCTCCACAACCCTTGCAAGGGACAGTACCACAGGGACAGGGGCAATACACGTTCACGCCGCCAGTACGTCCCACGCCAGTACAGCCTCAACCTATCACGTTTCCAGCGGTACGACCGCCAATGGAGAGTATCAATATGGCACAAACACCAGTTGATGTTTCGCAGCAGGACACACAGTATCAAAGCGCGGCATTGCCGCCAGATCTTCACTTTGGCGATTCGGCACTTATTCCACAAGTGAATAAATAAAGCAACCTTTAATAACATTTCCAGTTATTAAAGGTTGTGAGGGAAAACTTAAATAAAAAATACCCGCCTCTCACACGAAGCGGGTTACTTTTTATGCTTACAGCCTGATATGTGTTTTAATTGCTACAATAAAAGACTGCATCAGGGTCTTGCAGCATCTCCGCAAACTTGATAAGTTCCTGATACCAGTTCTTATAGTGATCGAGCGTATGATGGTCAGGACGGTATTTACTTGAGAGGTCAAAGCAAGAATGTCCCAGGTATTGCATCGGGATACCAATATGCTCTATCTTCTCAAGGTGATACCGTACTATGCCCTCGAAGCTATACTGCTTGAACTCTTTTGATGATGACGGTGGCAATACGCTCAGGTAGGGTTGAATGAACTGCTCGAAGCTTTTCTCAGTAAACCAGAAGTAAGCACGGTCAAGCATCATGATTACATCACCGAATCGCTTGACCACCTCTAAGAAAAGCGGCTTATCCACCTGCTCTGATTTGTCATAATTCCAATGATTGATGACATACCAGAGGCTTTTCTCCTCTACTGGCTCCCGTTCCATCGCATAGGCAAAGTTATCCTCTGCCCATTGGCATAATCCATAGGGATTGCGCAGCCAGTTCATATCCATGCTCTCACCGGTACGTGCATTTGAAACGCCTATGTCTAAGCTCATCCCATTCTCCTTAACCCCTTGCAGGGGGTTATGTGTTAATTTCATATCGTATTTCAGCGTCATAGCCGGTCAATAAAAGCGATTCATAGGCTGGCAGCAAATGACCGTTTTTATCATGCCATCTAGGATGAGGATTACCTACCTGGTAGAACGGATTGGCTTCTACAAGCGCATCATTCCAGTTCAACCCTTCGTTCTTATTTATCATGCATACCAGCACTTCTTTGTTCATTTGTTGATCTCTTCTTCTAGGATATCAAGCCATTCTCTGAGCGATGTGATACGGCGTAGTATCGCTTTCTTCTCTCTTTTTGCCGGCTTACCCTCTTGTTTTCTGAGGTTGTAGGAATAAGCGCGGTTTTTAATTTGATGAGCAAGAGAGAATATTTGAAAAGCCTGCTCAACTGCGTTCATAGCTCTCATTATATCATCGCCTCTTTTGCCAGTTCTCGCTCAAGTGGATATTTGAGCTTCCTTAATGCATCCTTCTCAATTTGCCGGATGCGTTCACGGCTCACCTTGAAATGCGCTCCACATTCAAGCAAGGTTGAAACGTCCTGTGGATCATCGGTTTTTGCTATACCAAACCTCATACGCAAGACAGCACGCTCACGCTTGCTCAGTACAGACATGGCACGCTCTATTTGCTGTTGTAGAGCGTGCTGATCGTCATCCTGGCCAGGCTGGGATATGTTCTCATCTATCAAGATATCACCAAGCGTGTTGTTTTCGTCAGTGCCAATCTCGCTATAGAGCGGCATATCCAAACTAGCGGTGTCTTCGCTGAGCAAGAGCATTTCATGTACTTCTGTTTCTGTCATGTTCACGAAGCTAGCAAGTTCTGATAGACTAGGCTCTCTTTCAAGTTTCGCTTCCAAGATGCCACGTTGCTTTTTGAGATGCTTGATATTGTCGAAGTAGTAAGACGGGACGTAGATCAGTCGTTGCTCATGTAGCGAGCGACTAATTGCCTGTCGTATCCACCATGTAGCGTATGTGCTGAACTTGTACCCCTTGCAAGGGTCGAACTTCTCAGCAGCACGCATCAGGCCGATATTTCCCTCTTGTATCAAGTCTAAGAAGTCAGCACCCGTACGCTTTGCGTAGCCACGCGCAAGAGCCACGACTAAGCGCAGGTTGGCTTCGATCAAGCGTTGTTTGGCGGATTGGTCACCGGCTGCAATACCCCTTGCAAGGGTGACTTCTTGCTCAGCGGTCAAGAGAGGGTGCAAGTTGGTTTCGTTTAAGTATTGGTTTAAGCTGTCTTCTTTGAAGTCGTCTCCGAATTCTTTGATGTCGCGCGGTGTGATAGTTCGTCTTGGCATGGCTGATATGTCCTCTCTTCTGGCTAGATGAACTGGTTGATGTTCCATATCGGCACTGTGGCATTCGGTGACTCAACCGTCATTTCTTCGTGAAACCAATCACGTTTATCGCGTTCAAGCAACTCTTTGTACAGTTTTTCGATAAGCTTATTGGTTTTTTTGACGTAACTACGAAACGTCATTAAAAGAATGAGGATGCATATTCCCCAACCGAGGACCATAATCATTATGGGGATGAGTAGGTATTGTGGCATGAGTGGCATTGGTGTGTCTCACTTTCTATACAAATGCGTGAACAATAGCTCCAAGTCCAAGCGCAACCAGCGGAGAAAAGAAGCTATAACTAAGCGCTTGAATGAAAACCGCTGACGCGCTCTTATCTTTTGATTTAGAGCTTGATTGATCTGAGCCTGAATAAGTGAACATATGTACCACCAGAGAGATACCGATAGCAAGAGCAATGCTAATCTGAGGCAGATGAAACGCAGGAACAAAAAACCATCCCCACAAAACAGAAAGAACATAGCCGCTCCAAATAGGACTAAGCACGAAAATGCCAACAATGGCTACTATCCAACCTAAAACCTTCATAGTTTTTCCCCTTTCTTTATCTCCTAAAATTGACTTTCACGTAAGACGCTATCAATTTGTGTGTTTATCTTGTGCTGGAAGTCCTGGTACAGCGTGTCTTTCAATCGTCTCTCTTGAGCCTGCTTGTCAAACTGCTTGCAGGACAAGACTACCCAGATAAAAGCAGATACACTACTTACAATAGTAAGAGCGCCAATGGCGGCTAGAATATGGATGACAATGTTGTACATGGTTATCTCCTGACAGGATGCAGATGGACTGCTCGGTGTATTTGTGTCTGAGGTCCTGTGTCCTGGTGATGCTCTTTTACGTAGGTTAAGAACCGTTGTCCTGGTACTTGCTGCATAGGTCCGGTGTTACGTTCTTCATGCAAGAGCGGATGCAATTTTGAGCTTGAAGGCGTCATTGACGCTCCACAAAATGCACAGAAACGCGCATCGGGCGCGGTCGCTGGCAATTCGCACATGGGACACTTCATCAATGTCCAAGAGTGGCTTGCATGATATGAGTCAAGAAACTGGCGGAACGCTTCAAATTGACGATTGCGCCGACGAGCGGCTATCTGGGTGAATAATTGTGTAAAGAAATTTGGGCGCTTGTTCATCGTTGAATGCTCACTTTCTCCCCTTGCAAGGGGTGGCTATCGGCTACTTTTGCATCAGATCAAGCACCTGGCCAGCATATGGTTCATCCAGATTGATAACCACATACTGATTGTCCAGTGACTTGCCATGAACAGAACGCCAGCCACGTACAATAGCCACCAATGTATTGAGAGTGGTTTGATTGTCTTCGCTCAAAGCATCCTCAATATCTGCTTTTTTGAGCACAAGAAATTTATCTTCTAGTTCCATTGCTAAACCTCTTTCCTGCTAGCAGTCACACGTTCCACATTTCTCGCAACCACCGCACACACAGCGGCGATTGCCACAACGACACCAACCCATGTCGAATAGGTGAAGGAGCTTGTGAAGCATTTATTTGGCCTCCATAATGCGCCGTGCGATAGCGCGTCCTTCTTCACAAAAGTTGCAATGGCACACATCCCCATTCCTGGCGACAACATGATCTTTCATGAAGGATTGAATCAATTCAAGCATTGCTGGGGCTTCAATAACGCCTGAAGGGACTGGTTGAGGCTGTCCAACTTTGCTATTAAGCAGTTCTGCCATGCAGTCATAGCAGAGCTTCTCTTTTGCATTGAGATGTTCCCATGCCACGCCCCAGTCTACTTTGTCGGTATAGTTTTCTTTGCGTGCCTTCAAAAAGGCTTCATGGATATCTTGCGCGGTTATTGGCATCACTTCACCTCCATATCTCGAAAACATAAATCTCTCATGGGACATTTTTTGGCGCGGCTATCATCCGGGGACTGGCATACTCTTGCAGGGAAAGGTTTGCCGTTCCTTGCAAGGGAAACATGACCTTTGACGGCGTAGGCTCTATCGGTGTAGGGCTTTGAATACTTCGGGTCATGCTCTACTACCCAGAGTTTGAATTCACGACTGTCATTTTTGTTCACAATGAGGATGATAGCGCGCTTTAATTCAAGTAAATGCATGTACAGCTGAGCTTGAAAAAACGCCTTGTTGACCGTTGTATTGGCTGTCATGGCCGTTACAAGGCTTGCATCAGCTATCGGGTTATAGCTTTCCTGCTTCAACCCTTTAATCTCAACCACGTAGTGCATACCAAAGAAATTGAGAATGGCATCCGGGGAAAAGTACACGTTGCGCGTCTCATCGTAGTGAGTCAAGTCGAGCTCAGGTTGACCATTGTTCATGACCACATTCAAGTGATTTTTGAAGATCAACTGAAGCATCCGGTGAATTTCCCAGCCATGCAAGAAGATGCTGTACTGTTTCCACTGCCAGTATTTCAGGTCCTCGGGTTGCACTTCATCGGGTTGCAATTGAGCCAACACGTAGCGCCGTGTACACCACTCGCTTTCATCAGATAATAAATTTGATGCGTGTGGGGGACCTGTGCGGAGTGGTTGTGAACCACCCCACGACAGGTAAGCGTCCTGGATATCGAGCTTGATAAGCTCTTCAATGGTACGCAAACTAGAACTCGTGGTCATCTTCTTGTGCTTTCGCTGGTTGAGCAGACGGTGTATTGGTGGAAGACTCACCAATAACTTTCGGAGGGCGCGCGTCAAGGATCATTTCACGAACAGCTTCACGTGAGGGAGTAGCGTTTTTGACTTCAGGATGCATGGGTGAAGGGTCGCGTCTGTCAGGAGTCAGTTTCTTTTCTTGTTGAACGCCGTGGCACTCCACAACAAAATCCATGGAACGGATGTCACGCGGCGCAATGTTTTCATCGGGGTCACCGCTGTGGACTCTGCGAATAGCCTTGTAAACAGGCTCAATAGCTCCAAAATTTTGAAGCTCCAGGATACGCATTCCGTTGATCGGCTTTTCTTCGCCATCTTCATTCTTGGTAGTCAAGGCAATCCAGGGTCCGTCCTTCTCGAATTGGTCCTTAATGCCGTACATCCAGGTTGGAAGCATCAAGCTTTTCTTCGCTTCCAATTCTCGTTTGCGCTTGCGGTCGGTTTCGGCTTCCGCTTGTTTGCACAATTGGCACGGTTTGCCAATCTCTTTGCCGCAAATCGCTTTCGTGTAGGCTTTCGTTGCATTGTCGTAAATTGAGTGGACAAGCATCAACAGTGCCTGGTCAAGTGCGTAAAGGGGGCGAAACGAGGTTTTTTGACCAACGGTTGCAGTTTGGCCGTTTTTTTTGGGACCAACGCTCAATGTAAGAAAAACAAACTTAAACGTACTGGATGCCGCTTGACGCTGTTCTTTTTCTTCATCCATTTCAGCTAAAACATCAATATTTGTCGCCATTGTCTTCAAGTTCCTTCTTTCTGTGTGTCAATTCACAACTTTTCAAAATGTGAGCGGTGAACAGGGGTTGTGTACATGGAAGCGATGGAGGTCCTACCCTGTCTCCTGTTCACCTTGCTCTTGTCGTACTATACCATAGTCATTTTATCTTGTCAATACTTTGCAATACTCTTGCAAACTTATTGCTACAATGCTATACTAAGGTCACAATACGAAAGGAGGGAAGAAACGTGAACGATCTACCGCCATTTCGCCGCTACGAAACCTTGCAGGGGGTTGAGTATGAAATGTTGAGCAGTTCAGGAAAGAGCTACTACACCGTGCCAATGGTCGGTTTAGTGGCCGCTGGTTGTGAATGCAGGTACAGCAAGTTCAATCCAACCTGCAAACATCAGCAGGAAGCTGAGCGACAAGAGGCACTTTACCAGGGAGAACAGCAACCAGTAGAGCCTGCTAGCGGCATTGGCGAAAGAGGCTCTTTGAATTATGGGGATCGAGGATTTAGCTTGCTCAGGTAACCCTTGCAAAGGGGAAAGGATAGAAAAATGTTAATAGATGATCTTCTGTATATGTTAAAGCAGACAAAATACACCCTTCTTAGAGAAGGGGAGGCTACTTACGGACGTCTAATATCATCCGTCCGCTTTCAAATCGATAATGTTGCTAGGTATGCATATGACTCCCTGCTTAGCATGGAAGATTCGGGAGAGAAAATCGGTGATATCAGGAGCCGCATACCTAATGTCGCACCACTTGCGCCCGCAATGTGGCTTGAGTTTGGGGGACTGGCAAAAGGAGCAGGGAAGCCAGCAACAAATCGATATGGATGCTTGATCTCAGTTGAATTAGACCAGAAGCATCATTTTGATATGCTTGGTATAAACGACATACCCGAAAATATACAGTGGATGTTTCGCACTCAATGTTTTGCTAAACTTTCTAATGAACTAAGTGTTATGAAATGGGCTCACTATATAGGTGTTACTGATGAGGGTATCATTACATACCTTGCAAGAACATGGTCTAACGGGAGTGAGCAACCCACAATTAAAGCGGATTTGTACAATGAAACAATAGTTGCTCTCTTGGCAATTTGCTTTGCACACTGCAAGGGAACAGAGATTAAAGAACATCAACCATCTCGTCAAGTAAGCCGCGCATCAGAACGAGCAGGAAAGCCTGTTTTCACTTTCCACACTATTGATATTAATCCTTCTGCCAATGTTCTACGTGCTGAGGGCAACGTCTCCGAGAACGGACTAGCAAAAGCACTGCATATCTGTCGAGGTCACTTTGCCCACTATACCACTGAAAAACCGCTCTTTGGAAAGTACACAGGCACTTTCTACCGTCCCATGCACGTGAGAGGCAATGCTGAGAAGGGAATTGCCGCCAAAGACTATCGCGTGCACCATCCCATTACATAGAAACCATTTCTCAACCAATCATCCATCTTTGAACACAACCAATATCCCATGAAGCGGCATGTGAAGCGGCATGACGGCAAAGTGGTAATAGGGTGAAGAAACATCAACAAATTGACGCTTTTCTCCCTAGTCAAGACAATTCAAAAGTCAGTACACTTATGGATACCTCTTGAAAATGAACACCAAACAGTAAAGGATTACACGATATGTCCACTACCATACAAGACGATAAAACCATTGACACCCTCACAATCACCCATGGGCCGCGCGCGTTTTACGCTGGGAGATGTGAATTGCCTCCAGGTATCAATGCCAGCTATCAACCCGGCAATGGTCGCAACCCAATTGTTGGCACAAAAGAACTTCACCAATTCAAAGATGACGCCGCTTTGTTGCTTTCCCAGGGGTATCATGACTGGGCTTTAATAAACGCTTTACGCGCGTCCAGGCGCAAAGTACCTCTACGCATGGAAATACATTTCTACTTCAAGTCACTTTGGCGATGTGACATTGACGGCGGCATTAAAGCCGTCATGGATGCTGTATTCAACCGCTTAGGGCTAAATGACAACCTCGTGGTTGATCTGCACATAAGCAAAGAAGCCGATCCTGAAAACCCACGGGTTGAGGTCGAGGTGTATTGCTTTCTATCGTCGTCTCATTAGCGCTTTGAGGATACTGTTATGAGTTGTTATATCCAAAAATTAGAGCAAGTCAAGGATGGTTGGCATATCCGCTTTGGCGGGTCCAGCGACCACTTCTGGACAATGCTCTCCAATTTCAAGGCCGAGCAAAGACGCAGTAGCCAGGTGAATTGTTCTTATAATCCCAAGTTCTGTAATGGTCGTGGTGGATGGTTTTGCACTGACCATATCCTTGTTAAATATGGATTTGACTTTGAGAATTATATTGATATGCGTCAAAAAGCCGAGACGGCCTATACAGAAAACGGCAAAGCTGAACAAGCCAAACATGAGAAAGAGGCCGAGGAAAAGCGCAAACGAGAGTGGCAAGAAGCGGCGGATCGGATGCGTGCGTGGGAGAAGCGCACAGGAGAATGGGAACAAAGACAGCGTGAAGACCGCTCGTATTCATATCGACAGCCAACGCGGTCACCAGGGACGGCGCTGACATTGACTGAAGCAAAGGTTGAGTTGGGTTTGTCGTCATTGGCGCAACTCACCGAGAAAGAGGTCAAGAAAGCGTTCAGGCTTAAAGCCATGACTGTCCATCCTGACCATGGCGGTACACACGAGGGTATGGTGAGACTGAATCAGGCATACCAATTGGTGATGTTCCATGCGGTGAAAGTTGGTGTGAGATGACCACTTTCACCGAAGAAAAGACATCCTCCACCAAAGAACAGCAGAATGGACACAATACGGCTTTTCAGCAAGACGCCAATGCTCGTGCGTATATACTGGCGCTAAAAGCTCATGAGAAGCCTGTTAGTACGCCAGATGTTGGCAAGTGGGCGCAGTGTATCGGACATCTTGTGAACGTCTACAATGAGGCTCCTGACACCATAGAATACGTCATTGTCGCCTTTATTGGATCGGGGAAATACCCAGGGCTCAAAGAACTGCTTGCGAATGACCCCTTGCAGGGGAATATTCCGATAGAGGATGAAGACTACAGCGTGCCTCCACTGCCTGATGATATCAAAGCCAATGAGGCGCGCGCTTCAGAGGCGAGTCCTACGCTGGATGCCATGATAAAGCTTCTGCAGTACTGGTGTACCAGGTCCTACGATGGCTATCATGAGGCGGTAGCTTTGTTTGTGCTGGATGTGATAGCCGCTAGACGGCCTTTTCTTCCCTGGCGTAGTGGCATATGGACAAGCTTGTATTTGATGCTTGTTGCCGATAGCACGACGCACGCTAAGACAGAAGCCGCAAGTTATGGCCGTAGGATTATTGAGGATTGCGGTCTTGGCTATTTGCTTTCCCCGGATGAAATAACACCGCAAAAGCTCATGAATAACATGACCGGGGAGAATGTTCCCAGAAACTACAACACAAAGGACCCTGACGGCAAAGAATATATTCGTCTAAAGCTTGCTTTTGCTGGCCAACGTGGCTGGTTATACGATGAGTTTGGAAACAAATTGCAGGAGATCATCACGGCCAAAGGCCATAATGCATACTTCTATGCGCTCTTGAAACAGTTGTATGACAACAAACAGACTTATGAATATGACACACTCACCAGGGACAATGAGCATATCAACATGCCGTATCTGTCCATTATCGGAACGGCTACACCGGCCTGTCTGAAACCAATAGCATCCAAACAAAGCGCCGTGTGGACTGATGGTATGTTTGCCAGGATTGCGTTTATTGTGCCTCCCAAAGATGAATTAAAGCTCCAGTCAGCACCGCAAGAGCAATTCTTTGTGCCAAATGAGATACGAGACAAATTGGTCAAATGGCATCAAGAACTTGGCTTCCCCGATTGCGAGATTGTTGATACAGCAGAGCAAGAAGAGTTGATGGCAGAGGCGCATGGTGAAGATAAGAAAAAGAAAAAAGCGAACAGACAACCCTACGAGGTCAACCGTGGGGACTTGCCACAGCAGATCGTGACATGGACGCAGGATGTCTATAAGGCGCATGAAAGCTACTACGAGGCTCTTGCTACCCTGGCAAGGGATAGCGGGCTAGACGAACGCTTTAGAGCCACCTATGGCCGTTTACCAGATATGGCACTCAAGATAGCTATGTTGCTCTCCAGCCTGGAAAATAATGGAGACATTGACATGCGCCACTGGGCTAGAGGTCAGCAAATTACCGAGCACTGGCGCGCGAACTTTCATGAGTTGATTGCGCAGCTCTCGAATGATGAAGCGCGCGGCTTTGGTGAGATCCAGGACAAAATTCTTGAGGTCATCACCCAGAAACTGAAGGGCAAGAAAGCCAACTCATACACCATATCCCAACACGGTAGCACGCTTCTCCGCAAGATCGGCTCTATCAAAGTGCGTGAAGTTCTGGATGAACTGGTCGCAGCGGGGAAACTGGAAATGGCTGGAAAAGGTAAAAGCGCACTCTATGGAATTCCTGGCAAGGGGTAACACTGACTATGAGCTATAAGGAGTTTTAAATTATGATTGTTTGGAGTTACGGCGGTGGAACACAAAGTATCGCTATTGCTCTGCTTGTTGCTCAAGGCAAACTACCAAGGCCTGATCTCATTGTGTTTGCCGACACAGGCAGAGAAGCCACCGAAACTTTTGAGTGCACAGATCGATATGTGGCTCCGCTCTTGGCCTCGGTAGATTTAACGATAGAGACGGCTGGCCATGAGTTGGCAAAGGTCGATATGTACGGCGGAAAAGACAAGGATACCTTACTTATCCCTGCATTCCATGAAACAGGAAAGCTATCTACCTTTTGCTCTAGTGAATGGAAAATGTACGTCATACGTCGGTTTATCCGCGCCAAAGGCATCAAGCAGTGTATCAATTGGCTAGGTATCAGTACCGACGAGGTTGAGCGGTTGAAACCGTCAAATAAGCAGTGGATAGAAACACACTGGCCTCTATGCGGTATGCCTGTCAGCGCAAATTATGGCATCCAAATGAACCGCGCTGATTGCCGCCAACTCATTCTCAATCAAGGATGGACTGAGCCACCTAAGTCTTCGTGTTGGATGTGTCCAAACAGGCGCAATCCACAATGGCAGCATCTCAAGATGCACTATCCCCAAGACTTTGCAAAAGCCGTCGCTCTCGACAAAGGCATCCGGGCAAGAGACACGCAAGGCGGCGTGTGGTTACATGAGTCGGGAAAACCGCTAGATGAAATTGATTTCTCAAAAGATGACAGCCAACCTGAATTGTTTGGTTGTGATAGCGGTCACTGCTTTGTGTGACATTTACCATGCAAGGGTTTTGCATAGTAAGCAAAACAGAACCAGTAAAACACATAGAATTATGTCAACAATGCAAAATAAGCAACTATGCAATTATGCAAACATATAAAAGTATTAGGTATCTATTTGCATAGATATTACAGAAGAGAAAAACAGGAAAGTACCTTTTGCATAGTTGCATATTTGCAGAGAAACACAGTACCCCTTGCAAGGGGTAGAGAGAGGGAGATTGAACCATGAATGAACTAGATGAGCATGGTCTTCATTTTGTGATGAGGCAGATTGACTACCATCATCAGGAAGCGAATCCATCTATGCCATCCGAGGAATATCTTGCGAAACATCGGACGGCACGCGATAGGCTGATCGAACAACTCAAAGCCCAGGGGAAGCGGGTTATCCTCGTCAAAGCCGATCATTTTGAAGAGTGCGGGCGGTACGTCTGCGAAGGTGACGATGGTGTCAACGGCTATGACCCCTTGCCAGGAACAGTAACACTCGAAGAGGAAGCATAGATAGGAGAAATAAACCATGCAACAATCCATTGGAAAGTTATCACCTAGCGCGGCGCGGCTCTTACTGGCTTTCTTAACTCGAAAACCTGAAGACACATTTGATGAGATCATGTTGGTTTCAGGTATTGAGAGATATCAGGTTTTTATGAAAGCCAAACAAGAACTGGTAACGCTAGGCATCCTGACAGTGCAGGGTGATCAGCTTTTTCTAGCGCAAAATGAGCTTTGCAAGGGGTAGAATAATCTTTGAAGAGTTGTGCAAAGTATTGAAAAGTGGTATAATTGAGGCACTAAAAATGTTGAGCTAGAGCGGTGTTGGTCGCACCCTCTAGCGTGATGACAAGAAGGATTGGTTCTTATCATGGATGATACTATACTCTCAAGTACCTCAAATAACAACCCCTTGAAACGTTGCTCGGCATGTGAAAAAGAGCTTCCAGCCACAACAGAGTTTTTTGGCAGTTCAAAAAAAGGCAAATATGGTTTACGCAGTTGGTGTAAAGCCTGTTGCCGCAAGAAAAGAAAAGCTTACCTCAGTTGCCCAGAAGTTCAAAAGCATAACCATGATGTAAGGAAAACTTATCTTCAAAGACCTGATGCAAAAGAACGCGCTCGACTTGCAGAGCAAAAACGTCGTCAACGTCCAGAGGTAAGAGCCTACCAGCAAAGTTATGAAAAAACAAAACGAACGCATTCTGGATACAGAGAAAAAGAACGAATACGATCCCGAACACGCTACTATCAACCCAATGGTAAAGAAAAAGCACTTGCGAAAAACCATACTCGCCGCGCTCGTAAGCTGAATAATGGAGGAACGCACACAGCACAAGATGTTCAGACTCAATATGAGCGGCAACGTGGTAAATGCTACTATTGCAAAACAAAGGTTGGTAAGAAATACCATGTCGATCACATCATACCCCTTGCAAGGGGAGGTTCTAACGGACCTGAGAATATTGTGATAGCCTGCTCTACATGCAATCTTTCTAAGTGCGATAGACTTCCTCGCGAATGGCCTCAATGTGGGAGATTATTATGATAGATTTACACGACCTTATTGAACAAAAGTCACCTGTTCGTCTTACTAAGGTTGCCAGTTCTCATAATGGAGAATGGGCCGGGAATTGCCCCTGGTGTTCAGGTACAGATCGCTTTAGGGTGTGGCCGTTCTCAACACGCAGTCATTATTGGTGCAGGGGCTGTAATAAAACTGGGGATGCAATTCAGTTCCTACGTGATTATTGTGATATGTCTTTTATCTCGGCTTGTCAGGAGCTGGGGATAGAACCAGGGGATACAATTTCCCACGAGGCACCGATGTTCTTTGACGAGGATGCTCCATGCGCCAAATGGCAAGAGATGGCTAACCTGGTTGTCAAGTCAGCAGAGAATTACTTGTGGAGCAACAAGGCTCCGCACGCGCTAGAATACCTCATGAAGCGAGGCCTGAATGAAGAGACGATACGCCGCGCTAGACTGGGTTATGTGCCACTGATGCCTGATGGCACGTGGTATCAACGCTCATTTGCTGACTGGGGACTGACTGATGAGATGCTATCCGAAAAGCAAAAAACCAAGGGAGGTGTGAAGATACCTCCAGGTATCCTCATTCCTTGGTACGCAGATCAACAAATATGGAAACTAGCTATCAAACGCTTTGAGGCTAAAGACGGTGAAATGTCGTACGGTCAAATCGTGGGGTCTAAGGACGCATTGTACAACGCAGACTCCCTTGCAAGGGGTAAACCATCGTTGTTAGTCGAGGGAGAGTTTGACGTGCTCTCAGCGGAGCAGGAGGCGCGCGACCTGGTTGCAACCATCGGCACCGGATCAACCGCCAAGGCGCGCATACCGCTGTGGATCGCGCGCATGGCTAGCACTGCAAGTTTTGTATTGGTGAGTTTTGATAATGATGAGAATAGCGCAGGGGATAATGCAGCGGCTTTCTGGCTAGAAACACTCCCCAAATCTATGAGGTGGCTGCCATATGCTCATGATATTAACGACATGCTCAAAGAGGGCAAGTCTATCCGGCAATGGGTACAACTGGGATTGAGCCTGGCAATGGAAGAAAAGCCAACAGAGCAACCCTTGCAAGGGATACAGCAGGAAGAGCCGTTTATATGCTCTAAATGTGGCCTGGATCTCAATAACCCTGACATTGATGCTCATATCGACCCACAAGGCGTATCTTATTGTGAAGCGTGCTGGAAGAAACAACAAACACCTGTTGCAGAACCACCTGCTGAACCAGCTACACCATTCTATCCATGCTCTAAATGTGGCAAAGATACTATGAGGCATGAACCAGATGGGCTATGTTCTCAGTGCCACTGGGAAACGCTCACACAGTATTATCCACCACAAACGCTACAAAATACATGGACTTCTTCCAGAAAATAAGAGAAATAGGGGATATATTCCTACGGTATGAGTTCCCCTTGTTTGCTTTTGTACTACATTTCTGTATAATGTAGTACAGGAGATGGTAACATTGCAAGACATTTGTAAGCTTTTGCAAACATCATTTCAGCAAGGAAGGAGATATCTATGCCAGTTATTATTGAAGAAAATGGTCAGAAGGAGGAATTTTTAACCATCGGAGAAGCCTGCGAGTACTTGAAGATCACTAGTCAGACGCTGAGAGTACGCGCCAAAGCGCTTGGTATTAAGCAATATCGCCAGGACATTGCGCCAAATTTGCGCTACTACAAGAAAAAGGACCTGGATGAGATGAAACGGATGCGCCAGGTGGAAGATGATGACGATGTAGAAGAGAACGACAATAACGACGGCCACAAACCACCGTCAAAGACAAAAGCCAAAGCAAAGAAAACACAATAAAAAATGGCTCCTGGTTGTCTCTCTGACCAGGAGCCCGGCTCGGGGCTCTCTCATTGTGCTATTAGCTTGATTTTTCTTCTTGCTGATCTTCCTGCCGATCTTCTCGTACCGGGGACAGTCCCCATTTCCAAATCGATAAAACAGTTTTCCATTTTTCCAGTATATCCGGGGGACATGTCCCTCCAATAATTTCAATTCCCTCGCTACCTTCACAAATGCCAATTTCCCCCATAGATACTGAACGAGCTATACACCGTTTCATGATCCTATCAGTTCCTTCCCTAAAAATAGGACTTCCCCCCTTTTGGAAATGTCCGTTTGGTTATTATACTGAATTCTTCAATACATTGCAAGACTTCTCTATGCAAAGTTACACTTACAATTGGTTAGTTGCCGAAAGCACAGAAGTATACAGATAATAAGTCCATATAAATAAAACAGGTTGAAAAATAATAAAACGCTGACTACTCGGTTCATAGCCAGCATTTTTACTGATGAGATTAAGATCGTATTAAGGTTTTACTTGTCGCGGATAAGCGCTAGCACATCATCCCTGCGTAAGAGCTTTGCCAACGCACGTACTTTTTGTGGACTCAGGTAGATGAATTTTTGCTGCTCGGGAGGAAGATCAACATTATCCACTATAGTCAGGCCACCCTGCACATCCAAGTCAGCATAGGTTGTGTTGTACAAACATTTTGAGAAGACAATTTCAATCATATTTGACACCTCTTCTACTTTTCGATAGCGTTCGATGTACGAGGGGACTGACTGGAGCTCTTGCCAGGCAAAGTAGGATGGCAAACAAGAATTGCCAACATAGACCGGACCTCCCTCGAAACTGACATCAGTGGCTTTGTCGAGCTCGACAGGATGTCCACAGACCAGACACGTAACAATGGTTCCTTCCATTGTGATATCCTTTCTTTGTGCTAACTTATTTGGTTGCACACGTATCGGGAAGCAAGAGCAATTGGACGGCGCATGCTTCCCGATGGTTTATTTATCGCGCCAAACAGAACGCGCCACGCTCAACTTTGACTGTTTGACCGTTCATAATGGCGTCAATTTGAGACTGCCAACCCTTGCCACGAACGCGCTCTTCATATGTCACGTCCCACTCAGCTTGCATTTTGTTGTACGCCTCGGTCATCTTATTGAGAGAATTGAGGCAAGGATCGTCAATTTGCGAAGCTAAGCGCTTTGTGCCATTCGGCATCACTACCCAAACGGGCTCCTGCTGGCGATAATCGTATTTGGCGAACATCATTTCAAACATTGTCACTTTGTTGATGAGCTTTACGGCTTTGCTCTCGTAAGAAGGCTCATCAGCACCCTTGCAAGGGGTAGAAGCGGATTGGCTGTTGCCGCTGACCTCTTTGTACAGAGGACCATCAGGAGTGCTCCAATCCTCTTGTTGGCGATGAGGGGTAACTTTCGCACTGCAAGGGGTAGAAGCGGCTTTGCGGGCCGCCTCCACTTTTTCGCATCCAGTGCGATGATAGCAGTTGCCATGGGAAGGGCATCCATTGCAGCTAACTGCTTTGCCATTGAAGAGGCAGGTTGTGTACTGGTCGACACCATTGGAACTGCGAACGAGGTAACAAACTTTGCGAGGATCATTTTTGAATTGGATGCGAGCGATGATTGTAACGGTTTTGGTGGCTACTGTTGTCATGGTATTTATCTCCTTTGAAATAACTTGTTTTTGTTTACACATATATATTAACACGAATGTGTTAATATGTCAATAGGTTTACACACGAGTTTTAACATCAACGTAAAAACTCATATATGTTGACGTTTTCATTGACATGCTAGCATTAAAATGCTATTATGTTAGTGTAGAAATTATTTTTGAGAGGAGCGCAAATGGCAAAATTAAAAATTAAGGAAATTGCAGAGGCCAAGGGTATCAAGCAATCTCACTTACAAATAACAGCGGCGGTAACTCCCCCATTGCTCAATCGCTATTGGAACAACAAGACAGGCACTGTTGACCTGTCCGAATTAGAAAAGATAGCAACGGCATTAGGGGTAAAGCCTGGAGAGTTAATTATTCCTGATGCTGAATACACAGAAGCAGGAGATCTAGAAAACGCGGCGTAGCCTGGGCTAGCGGCGTGAATTGGAACCTCTCACCGCTAGCCGCAGACCCATTGTAATTATAGCATAGGAGAATATGGAAACCATGACTGATATTATTGATTTTTTTGCTAGCGCTCAGGCTGTTGATGCAAATACAGGCGAAATAAACCAAGAACTTACCAGTAGCTTCAATCGCATGTTTCAACGCGTTAAAGATTTTAATGAACAGCATCCAGCATCACCTGCCAAGAACTGTAGACCTCCCAAAAATGAAAAATCGCTAGAAGCTACTTTTGGAGAATATCTCAAAAAACAAGGTATTTCCGTTTCTCATCAAGTGATTTGTGATGCTGGTATTGCGGATATTGTAACGCCAGACGCAATTTATGAAATCAAGGATACGCTTGATCGAGAAGCCATTTTCAGCGCCATAGGCCAAGTTAGTATCTATCGCCAACAAATTAACCCTACGGCAAAAGCATTTGTTGTTGGTCGACCCTTTCCGATGGCAGAAAAAGCAAAAGACGCTATCACAACTGCTGCTGCTGCATTAGGCGTAGAAATCATATTCTGGGAACAATAAAATAAAATACACAACAAACCGTCCCCCTGCTCGGCAACAACTCATTGAGTGAGCCTTGCAAGGGGCTTTTGTCTTTACTTAAACTCTTGTACCTCAATAGTCCAGGGTATACCAGCAAACACTTTGAGGTAGACATCCCCTCCCTGATGCTCCTCGCTGCTATCGCTGGTAACTTTGTTGGCTGCGCAATTGCCGCTCACATCTCCCGCATAGGATGACGTTCCATCGCTATTATGAACATTGATCCCGATAAACCCTTCCACGCCGTAATTATTTCTTGCATCACATGTCCAGTTGATGCGCCAATTATCTGGCACACTGAAAATAGGCGTCTGTTTATCGCCAGTGCCAGTGAACTTGTGCGTGGTTACCCATTTTGCCGGTGCCTGGGTAGGTGCAGGCGTGCTTGTTGGTATGGATGTATTGAGTGTGGCAGTAGGTACTGACACAGTGCCTCCTGCATTGTTCGTAGCTGCTATCTGGGCGCTATTGGTCGCAGAGGTGGTGTCTGTCGTCTGTGTTGTTGTACTGGTAGACTTGTTTCCATTGGCGGCATAAGATATCAGTCCACAAAGTAAGAAAATGCCACACAGAAGCGTGATAAGCCACACCGGCATACAGCCATATTTGCGTTTCCAAATAGATGGTTGTTGAGGCGGCGGAGGTGGCATCTGCTGATAGGGTGAATATTGCGTGTACTGTGGTGGCAACTGGCCTGATTGTTGTGGATATTGTGTGTGTTGAGGTGGTAGCTGCCACTCTGGTTGATCGTTTGGCGGTTGAGGATAGGACATGGACTTTTCTCTCTTTCTTCTAGCAACATAGAAATAATGATGTACTTTAATATACAACGCTTTACATTCACTATGCTACTTTTGATGAGAAAGACGCCTTATTGCTCTATTCATCGCGCCAATTGCGCAGTAGCCAGATCGCCAGTGCAAGAAACGCCAGAACCACTAGTATTGATGCAGGAAGCCACAAGTCCATAGTAGATAGTTCCCCTTACTTCTCAAACAAATATGTCACTCAGTATAGCACTTCCCTTGCAAGAGTTTGACACACTGTTCAAAACATAGCGTAGGCTTTACAGGATGAGCAAGAGGTGCCACAATGACTAACAGACAGTAGATGGAGTGATCTACTGTCTGTTAGTCATTGTGGCGCGATATTTAGCTATTGGCGTTGTTCTTTAGCACAACCAGGCCAGGATGATTGAGAATGTCCATCATTTCTGTGTTTGTGGCTTCGACGAGCGTAAGAATGTTGCCGTGTCTGCTGTCTACTAACTCGACACGCCACCATGTACCATTGTGAAATACAAAGCTACCCTCTAATGCAGAGGTGCTTAGTTGCCCTTGTTTGAGTGCAGACTTCTCAATCCGTTTGTCGATATTATCTTCCATTTGACATCTCCCTTTCTTATTTGCTCTATTATATTCCACAGAGCCACATGATAGCCTGGGTGACTGCCAGCGAAAGCAACATTAAAAAGATGATGATGAGCAGGTGCAGTTTCCAGGTCATAGGGTTCCCTGCTCATAGTCCTCTATGACCTGGCGGCCTACTGGCGACTCTCGCATGAAATTCAAGATGTCATCATAGGTGTGTGTATCGCCTTCACTTTCGCACATCCTGCCGGCGTAAAAGAGCTTTTCGTACAGCGTGCGGATCTCTTCTTTCATCTGCTGCTCTGTGTTCGTATAGGTATTTGTGATGCGCTGCACCTCTTTATTTTCCTTGACAATATAGCTTCTCATAGCGCCAATATGGCCACTCCATCCCTGCTCATCATAGAACTGATAAACCTTGGTTCGCGCAACACTTGCGCTCGGTGCCATAACCGCGAAAATCAACACGTCATTAATGGTATCGTCTTCAGCTAGGACAATGTATTGTCGCATCACTATTCCTCCTTTTACCATACCCCTATGATCTTGTAGATAGCCATCAGCAGTAGGAAGCTCACCAGAATGGCAGTTGCGAGCTGCCATCGCTCATCACAACATCGTTTCATCGGTTCAACTCCAAACGCAAGGCACTAATACGCTCAATATCTTCCTTTGGCAGTTTGGCACATGTTAAGCAGTAGTATTCACCGTTAATTGTCGTTTGGTTCAGATGATCGTCGCAGATGTTTCGGCCACAACAAGGGCATTCAAACACATCATTGGACATCGTGTCGCAGTCACAGACGAGCTGACCAATAACCTCCCCTGCTTTGTTGAATATTGACTCCATGTACTGACAGCACAAAGGAGCATCTTCCGCAGGTGCTTCCATGACAACAACGGTATAGGTTTTCTTTGGCGGTTTCTCGATCTCGTAAAAGGCTTTTCTTTCACTCATTTTGTTGGCCATCCTCCCTCGTAGCGCGTATTGCCTGTTGTCTCGTTGAAGATACGCACATAGGCCACACGCCGCTTTGATGTTTCTGCTATTTCTTGCTTGTATATTTCAATGCCTATCCGTCCCTCAATGTGCTCTTTGTGCGTGATGTAGTTCCCAACAGCGTCTAGCATCCGCACAGTAAACAGATGCTTCCCCCCAAATGTTCTCTTAGCCATATTTTTCCTCTCGTAGTGAGCCCAACCCACCCGATAATAATTCAACCATCCATAACCAGTCGCAACGACGTGGGTCAATTTCTAATGGATGATTGACAACAAGATCTCTGATCGCTGAGTCAGTAAAGAGCCACATGTCGCCGCCTTGCTGTTCTGTGCGTTCACTTTGGCGGCGCTTGCCTTTGATCCAACCGCGATCTAACCACCGCTCAACTTTGTGATGATCGCAGCCCAGACCCAAACACAAACCACGCATGGTATAGCCCTCTTGGGTCTTGTTCACACCTATCCTCTTGGCTTTTAAGTGAACAGCGGTTTTTGTCCTGCCGAGGTGCTTGGCGATATCCCCCAGGCTCTTTCTGTGCAAATTGCGCTCAAGATATGCTTCATCCTCTTCTGTCCAACGCGGTTCTTTTTGCCTGGCCAGGCCCAACTCACGGCCCCACTTCCTGATCACGTGCCGAGGATAACCCGGGAAATAGTGCATCAGTTCGTCAATGGTTTCTGTGCGACCGTCGTAGCGTTCGAGCAAGATACGACGTTGCGAGTCAGAGAGGAAGTATTTCTGCTGAATGCCGCCACGGTGAATGCCTACGCGTTTTGCGCCAACCTGCTCTAAAGTCATGAGTGGTTGTACCATCATGCGGTTACCTCCACTTTCGTTTCAAAATGCAGTCCAAACACGGTGACACCGCCTGGACAGAACGACAAAACCGCCAAGCCGTCAACAAGCATATTCATGGCGCGCGTAGTTGTGTCTTTTTCTCGATAGAGAATGGCATCCCCATGTGAGCCGAGATACTCAGAATATTCCGTGCGGATACGCGCAAAGTCCAGGTCAGAAGGTCCGTCTTGTTGCTGATATTCCCAAATGCGCAGTGGCACGCATAATTCCAGATGCATACGCAATAATTCATCATTGCTCATACTGCCGCGCTCCTTGCTTCTTTGGCTTTGCGCCACTTCTCAAAAGACTGATAGGCAACATCTAGCATGTCAGCAGCTTCACCTTTTGTTACCGTCTCTGGGTTGTATTGGAAGTTGAACCGGCGCTGGTACTTTGCCAGTTTTTCGAGTTGAGTTTCTGTCGCTGAGTCCTGTCTCCATGCTGCATTTCTGTCGATAAGTTTGACTGACTTCGCATCTGACAAGAGCATGCGTGCTTTACGTTCCGCCTGGCCCTGAGCCCAGTCAAGCGGCATGTATTCATTGCTCCACCATTGCATCTCGAAACGTGGCGCTAGTCGAGCGGCAACACGATAATAGCCGTCAATTTCAGATGAGGGGATAAGCGCAATACGATGCTTTTCTTGTCCAACTTCCAGCACGAATTTACCGTCTGAACGGGACTGCCAATTGAGACGCGCTAGCACATTGATGGTGATATCCTGATCTCGCTTCACATCGATCTTGCGTTCGCGCTTTTCACGTACTGCAACCTCTTTGCGCTCTTTCGCTTCAAGCAAGGTTTCACCGTCTTGCAGGTCAACACCTGTTACCCTTGCAAGGGATTGAGGCTCTAGCCTGTGATTGAGTACGTTGTCAGTGGCATCAAGAATAAGCGCATCTGTTTTTGTGGGAGCAAGGCGCAATATTCTGCCAATACATTGCGCATAGAGACTACGGGACTTGGTAGGACGCGCCATAATAGCGCATGAGAGGAAGATATACCGGCCTTCATCCTCATCATAAGATGTTTCAGCGTCGTACCCTTCTGTGAAGACCTGGCAGTTACACAACACGCGATATTTGCCCGTCTCAAAATCTTTGAGGATTGCTGATCGATTTGGCGTTTTACCAGACACAGCAACCGCTTTTACACCTGCCTCATTAAATGCATCTGCCAGATGGTCAGCATGATTGATATCCACTGTGAAGGCCATAGCTTGACGATCTGAAGCGTGTTCCAGATACCCTTCAACAATCTTTCGATTGCGTTCAGGCGTATCAATCTTCTCTGCCAGTTCTTTAACCTGGTAATCGCCTTCTTTGGTATGCAGGCCGTCAAGAGATGTCCCTGTTTTGATAGCTACGGCTTTGACATTGGTGAGATACCCCTGCTCTACGCCGTCTAGGATTGATACAGTGTGTACTGACTCACCAAACAGGTCATCATTGGTTATCCTGTCCATACGGTCATCAGTGGCCGTACAGCCAAGCTTAAAAGCATCTTCTAGCTGAGCTAGAACTTTGCCGTATTCGTTGCCAGAATGCGCGTGGTGAACTTCATCCACAATAACCAGGCCAAAGCCAAAGTGCTTTAAGTTTTTCAAGTGGTTAGGCCGCGCAATGGTCTGAATACTGGCTACTGTGATTGGATGACCCCAATCCTGATAGCCACCTCCAACTTTGCCGATTTGCGCATCAGGATCGATGTAACGATACTTTTGCGCAGCCTGGGTCAGCAACTCGTCACGATGTGCGATTATCAGGACATTTGTATTTGTGCGCTTCCTGATCTCAACCGCAATGGCACTGAAGCAAACAGTTTTACCCAGTCCTGTCGCATGAACAAATTTCGCTTTCCCCTTAGGGTTATCTTTATGTATACTCAGGACGCGATCCCTCGTCGCAACCTGATAATCTCTCAACTCTACCTGCATAACAAAAGCTCTCTTCCCTGAAAACTACTGCACCTCGACCATTTTTGTACTTTCATCTATATGCCGGTCAAACGACGATTGCTTGACACGGTATGGTCCGGTATCGCCATTGGTCCGAAACGCCTCTATTTTGCCTTTCCTGATTTTCCGCAGGACCGTGATCGGCTTTATCTTGAGGAAAGCGGCGACCTCTTTCACCGTGTAAATTCTCTCCTGCTCTGCTGTAACCATGTGAATTCCCTTTCTTTGTTCCAACTGCTCTTGTGTTAGTATAGCATTGTCTTGCTATGATTGCAAGAGTATTGCAAAGTATTGATAAGTGAGCTATACTAAGAACAGGTAAACCAATTAAGAAAAGGAGATGTCTATGCCACTATCTGAAGATTTTGTCGCAAAGAGGCGTGCTGAAATTAACAATGCCGCTGAAACGTATGTCAGCACACTCTTTACCTACATGCAATGTCTGGATATGAGCACCGAGAACGGCGTGAGTACCGGACATGGCATTGTCAACATAGTTGAGCAGATCCGCAAAATGCAGGATGCTCTCAACAAGCCTACTGAAAACCTCACTCGACCAGAACGCAAAGACGCATTTGGACGCCGTTAACCACACAGAAAGGAAACACCATGACCATCGAATTTTTACATGAGATGCACGAGACCGATAATCATCACGCTATGGCCCGGCTGGATGGAGAATACGAAGGCGGTCATGTCCGCGAGTCGTTTGTCCACCTGAAACCTCATTCTGTCAAGCTTCATCGCCTCAGTAGCTACAGCGAAAATGATAGCTTCCACATGACCGCTACAGAAGCTGATGCATTTGTTGAAGCGTGGCTAGCCTTCAAAGCCAACACTGAACAGTGGCTACAGATCGAAGCCGAAAAGAAAGCACGCGCCGAGCAGGCCGAACAATCACGCCAGTTATCAGTGTGGAAACAGGTAGAAGAGTTGGCGCAAAGCATTCCAGGGTTGGAGATTATCGCTAGGGAAGAAGATGTTTGGGATGAAGATGACCAAACTGGCACTACTACGGCGTGGGAAGTATTGCATCGCGCACTTGGCCGAGGCAACAAATACCTGTACAGTGCTGACCAGGTGATGCTGGAGGTACAAGGACTCATCGAAGAATATAACCAGCACCTTCAGCACCTTGAAAACATCGAGGAAGCAAACTGGAACAATTGGTGGCCAGCTTATATCGAAACTGCAAAACAGTTCCTCGCCACTCATCGCGCACATCAAACAAACAGAACATCTCCCCTGGTTGAAACAAACGCATAGCATAACCCTTGCAAGGGGTAGAGAAGGAGGTGCAACACTCAGCTAAAACAGTGCTGGATGACAACTGAATACTGGAGCTACGAGCGGTCAGACGGATATACATTTGACCGCTCAACTTTGATATACTGACTGTCAAGAGAAGATGTGAACACTATTGAGAGAGGAAATACACAAATGAACGAAGCAACACAACGCGCAATGGCTGAGCTTATCAAAGCTGTCGAGAAACAGTATGGCCCGGTTGAGTACATAACCATGTGCCAGCCATTTGAGGAAAGCGCTTATTTCAAACGCATGGCCGGTTTGCCAACGATGAAACGCCGTTCATCACGGCGCGGCCAGGTCCAGGCCAAACGCGCACGACTCGGTTTGCCGGTGGATGGCAAAGTGAAACCGTTCATGTGGAGCGGAGAACTACACAAGCCAACTCGCAAACAATGTTACGAAGCAGCTCTGCAAGCTGACAGAATGATACGATCTTACTCTATGCTGGGAAATGCAGAGACTGAGCGGCAGTATCTCATACAAAGCTGGATAGGAATGATGATATAATAAACATTGACCTGCGACCAAACAAAAAGCCTCTAACTTACTCCCATTTCAGTTAGAGGCTTTTTGTTGTTGCTGTTCAGGATCAAGAGCTTCTTGTTGGTCCGCTACAGACAGTATAGCCGTTTGACGGAAACCTTGCAAGAGTTGGAATATGTTTTGAAGTACTATGCACGATTGCGCAGAGTCTTGAAACGTGCTATACTGTGGCTATACGACGTTTGATGCATGGTTAGCTAAAATAACCATGCATCTGATAAAACCTGATTAGGAGGCTCTATCAATGGATACTGTATCACCTTCTGAATTAACCTTACAAGAGCAGATCAACTTGTTACGAAAACGGGTAGAGGCACTCGAAAAACGACCAGAGCACAAGAAGCGCAAGAAAACGTGGGCAAAACTGCCTCCGCTTACCCCTGAAGAAGAGAAACAGGCTAAATCTCTCATTCTGCCAGTCCTGAAAAGTTTGCCAAAGGGTAAAATGGTCAATTCGTACTTTATCTCTCAGCAAAAGATCCAGCTCAGGAGACTCGGCTCCGTCAAAGTACGCAACCGCCTGGAGGAACTTATCAGTTTGACTCCCGATTTTATCAAGAAAGAAGGAAAAGGCAAAACCACGCTCTATTGTCTCAATAAAGAGTAACCCTGTATCACAAACAAGAAAGAGACTGGCGATTAACTTTTGCCAGTCTCTTTTTATTGTGCCTTGCAGGGGGTAGTGTGAGTGGAATTACACAAGATGACCGGATACATAGATGGAGACTTTATTCAAATTGGTTTGAAGAGTATGCTTAAAATATAAGATAGCTTGACAAGCCACTTTATAGCGTATCTATGTATGACATGTATATCTTTTGCTTAATAAGCTATATAAGCAAATATATATATTCTTTGGGTAAGTAATTGAATAGATATCTCTATTCTTTCTATCTATGTATGGGTATGCATACTACCCCCTGCAAGGGATAGAAATATTTTTAACAATATCTTTTAAGCATCCCTATACATAAATAGGAAAAATAGAAAATAATATGCACTGCCTCACCCAAAGAAAAAGGACTATAGCATAGTAAGCTTTTTTTGCTTTGTGGCGCATAGTCTACATAGATATGTTGTGATGTCGCTTCTCATCCTGATCTCTGTTTTAAGCATCCTCAAGAACTTACTGAGCAAAATTTTAACTGTTTTGCTCACCTGCATAGATCCCTCTACCCCTTGCAAGGTATGACTAATCGATGTGAAGTTCCTGTAGCGAAAGTGGATAGAGCGTCGGTCTTCGGAACCGTAAGTATGGTATACTTCAGATAACTGTGTTATACTTCTTCTATGTCCATGCATTAGGTTTTTGAGGTGATACGCAGTAGGTTGAGGCAGACAGGCAATAGGTTTATGTCTTTTTGACAAGAAACACTTTTTCTAAGACGGCTCTACAAGCCATTTCCCTTTAAAAGTGTTCCCGACAGGAATCGAACCTGCGCACTCGGTTCCGGAGACATACCTAACATTACCTCGGCTTCTCAAGCCAGTTTACCCCTATTGCTGTAGTTGACGCACTCTGTTTCCCTTGCAAGGGGGCTATGTGGCAAAACGAAAAGTACAAGAACGCTTGTTTGTTGCTATCCCTGTCCAGGAAGCGGTCGCCAGTTTTCTGGCATCAACGCATGTCAAACGCTTGATGCCAAACACCCAAACTGAGTACACGTCAGAACTGGGTACTTTTGCGAACTGGTGCGCAGGTCAACATGTCACGCTCGACCAGGTGAACGCGAAACAGGTTGACTTGTTTCTTGAACACATCAGATCGACGCACAAACCGCACCAGGTACACAGGAAAGAAGTCTCCAGCTATACCCTTGCAGGGATGACTCGGGTGATAAAAACGTTTCTCAATTGGTGCTTAGACGACGAAGAGTACAGCAAGCATGTCAAAGCCGATGTCGTCAGGCGTATCAAAAAGCCTCGGGTGATCAAGACCATTATCGAAACATTCACACCTGTGCAAATAGAAGCGTTATTTGCAGCCTGCGCCAAAGAGGAAAGCGATCACTTGCGTCTGCGAGATCGGGCCATTATCGCGCTTCTGTTGGACACTGGCATACGTGCGAATGAGCTATGCACTTTGACCATTGCCAATGTTGACCTATCGCCTGGAGACGCGCACATCAAGATATTAGGTAAAGGAAACAAGTGGGGTGAAGTTGGCATGGGCTCAGAATGTCGCAAGCTGATGAGCCAATACTTGCGCAAGTTTCGAGAGCCAACATTGGAAGATGAAATCAGAAGGGGGACACAAGGCAAGAAGCTGTCAGATCAGCAAGAGCGAAGACTGAAGAGAAACTTGCAAGAGACAACGCCATTTTTTATGAACAGAAACGGCCAGTCGCTGACAACAAACGGCCTGGGCAGAATTGTTGCTCGTCTGGGTGAATGGGCCAATATCGAAGGTGTGCGATGTAGTCCTCACACCCTGCGTCATACATTCGCTGCCATGTTCATGCGTAATGGAGGGGATATTTACACGCTGTCAAAGCTCCTGCGTCATAGTTCGGTGAAGGTCACCGAGGACTATCTGAAGTCCATCCAGCAATGGGAAGCGCGCAAGAGCAGTAAATCTGTACTGGATAATTTGTAGTGTGGAACACTTCCCGCCTGTGTGCGACCACAAGCAGGAAGCTAGCACATTCCCATGGCACTGTAAGAGACGATGGGAACGGCTATAGCTATTGTAGCACAACAATGTAGCTCTTCCCTATCGCCTCGACTCGTAAGTGTTTTTATCAAGAGAGTTGAGGAAAGGAAATTTTCATGGCTGGCTTAAAGATGCCAAAGAAACTGAGCAAGGGAAGCATTATCTTGTTTGTCTTAGCAGCGGCAATAACAGGGTTCACTTCCCTGAAAACCATTGATCTGCTCAAATTCACAATGTCAGGTGATGAAGAAGCTTTTGCCTGGTTTGGTTGGGCGTGTTTTGAAGGTGGTTTAGCTGCCTGGATCTTCTTTAGTGGTTCAGGCGCGCGGCGTGATCAGCGCACCATTGCCACGTTGATGGTCTGGTTTAATCTCATTGCTGTAGCCGCTGCTTTCATTACTGATACGGTGCTTGTCGTTGGGCGTAAAGGCGACTTAGCGATTGATCAGGGTGTGCTCACCTGGATTGTTATCATTGCCGTCAGCATTGTAGTGATTGCGAACCTCGTAGCTGTTGTTGGCACGCATCAGCTAGACCCCGATACTCGCAAGCGTATCAAGGATGAAGAGTACCAGGAAGCGCTGGATGAAGCACAAGAGGCGGCAGAGCACGCTATTGAGATTGAACGGCTCAAGCAGATCACGAAAAATGCTGCGGCTATTGCGCCTCACATTGGTTACCAGCAAGGTATGGACTGGACACAACAGATGTACAACCGCTTTGCGTTGCCAGGTATGGCGCAGTCCCCTTCCCTACCATCACCGCAAGTAGTGCAGTCACAACAACAACCCGCGCAAGGGCCTGCGCCATATAAAATGTCACCTGAGCTTCTAGCTCAGGTGCGGGTGACATCACCAGGCACGTTTATGCAGCAGGAAAAGCCGTCATTCTTTGGCAAGATTGGCAACATGTTTACAGGCAAACAGGAATCACAACCTGATAACGTTATGTCAAGTGATAAGTCTAGCACATCTGTTCAACCTGTTGCACAAGAGCCATTTTTTACTGAACAATATACTATGGAGGACTTGAGAAGGCAGCTACGGGAAAATCCGCCAGTTGGTATGCAAGGTTGGCTCAACCTGTATCACGAAAGTGGAGATGATGCTGTGATGACCTTTGCTGATTTCATAAAGCAGATGAAGGAGTCGACATCCAGCCCTTTACAATCACCCCAAATGACACCGGCCAATCACGAGGGGATCAGCAGTCAGAACGGCCATCAGAAGTAGAGGGTGAAAATGTTAACGTTGGCGGCCAAATGTTAACGGAAAATGTTAATGTTGAGGCGGAAAATGTTAACGTTAACATTTTCCCAGAGCAGTCAGAACCTCTTGTATTTCCAGTCATGGAGTACGAGGGTTCTGGCAAAAAAGAGCTTGGATTTGTAGAAGTTGTCTACATGCTCCAATTGCGATACGACAAATGTAAAACCGATGAAGAGAGAGCGAATCCACAAAAAGGAGTATGGTTTTATGAGCGAACAGACCAGATGCGACGGCATTTCAAGCGAAGCTATCCAGAATACTTTGCCTCAATCGACGACTTCACCGCTGCTCGAAAGCGAAGAGAACGAGCAGAAGAGGCAAAACGAGTTAAAGGAGAGCGTATCAAGCGAGGACGAACAGCAGGGAGAATTCCAGCCGTCCGACCTGGAATTACTGACATTTCAGCCTATCGGAAGTGAGGTGTCTGTCAGCGTCTGGGATGCCACGCCTGAGCAGTTTGATACATATGTTCGCAAGTTCGCTAAAGGCTTCAAGAACGTCAATACGGAGGTGTGGCCTCATGCTGATAGGCTGCACTTCCTCAATCAACTGTATCAATACTGCCAGGATCGATGGTTGGTTTTTCCATTTGCCGGTTGTCACAAGCTCAAGAATGATGCTGTAAATGAGTAGTGTTAATATCTGGCGTTAACATTTTACAGGAGGTATTAACATTTTTATGCAACAATGTGAACGTTGCGGGCGCAAAGGTGAGACCCAGACCGTCGAAACAAAGGACGGCAAACAAATCGGGCGCATGTGTGCCAAGTGCATCAAGATCGTTATCCGGCCAAATACAGCTTGGCAGGTAAAGCGATAGATAACAAGTTTTATGTCAACTAGTCAAAAAAGGAAGAAACTTAACCATGAAGAAACTCATTATCGTTGCAATTCTTACCATCGTTCTGTGTATCGGCATAGCGCATATTGCCTCGCCTCCAGTCAGGGCCGCGCAAGTTACAGCGCAAACGACAAATGTTGTGCTGTTCAAGTGGATACAGAAGGGGAGCGGTAGTACGCTTCTTACGGACACAAGCGGCTATGCCAGTGGCTGGCACACAGTTTTCTGGTGTACAGGTGGCTTCAATGACGTGGCTACGATCACTGAATATGACAATATCACGACGCCTCCCACGCCGTTGTATACCGCGCGCTATCATTGCGACGGTGGCAAGCATTACCATCTGGAGGCGAATTCGTTGTCATACGAGAGCTGGAGTGTCACTGAGCGTTTGCGCGACACCACGACTTTGAAGGCGATAGGCCAGTGTGTAGTAGGCTCCTGTTGACCTGGTAGAAGTCAGATAGAGCAAGAGGACCTGGAATTGCTAAGTGTTTCCAGGTCCTCTTTTCTTACTCTTCCGCGCTTTCAACCAACTCCGAGACATCAACCCCCAGCGCTTTCGCCAGTCTATCAAGTGTGTTGAGCGTAACATTTGGCGTAGGCTCACGAAATATCTTTTGAATGCCTTTGATATCGATCCCTGTCAGTTTAGATAGCTTCCTCTGACTAATCCCTTTAGCTTGTGCAATCTCCTTTACCTTCAGCCGTACCATCTCTCTTTATGCTCATTTCTTTATATTTCAGGTGTTGTTATATAACACCCATATGCATGAGCATAGACGGTATGTGCCTCCACGGCATATAAACACATGGGAATTAGTACCAAGGAGGCATAGATACCAACAGATTGTCTTTTATGTAAAGTTGCGCTATACTAAGAGTAGCGTTCTGATGGCATGGACATCTCCGGACTAGACAAGCATCTTGCTCCCCCTTACCCCTTGCAAGGTGCTTGTTTTTTATATAAGTGACGAGTTATACTGTTGTACAGACAACCTTTACTTATGTCAACTTGGGGAAAACTTTGATCAAACCAGACGCCAAGCTTTCAATTCAGCGTATCTCGCTCAAACATATTCAATGTACTGAGTACCAGGAGCGATATCCTGAGAAGCTTCTGCTCTATGTTAAGCTTTTGAAAGAGCATCCAGGGGAATACGCTGGTTTGTTATTTGTCAAGCCATCGGGTACACATGCTGGGATGTTTGAACTCTTAGATGGACATCATAAATTTTGTGCAAGTATCTTAACAGGTCGTCCTGATGTCCTGTGTGTAGTGATTGAGGAGCCATTATGAGCGATACACTACAAGGGCATCCATGGGATCGGCAAAAAGATGAGAATGGCAAACTTGAGCCTATGTTGTGGTGGAGGCGTTTTGAGATATATCGTTTGCTTGCTCCTGTGCGCACAATGACGCTGGCCTATCGTACAGAAGTGCCTGATACAGATCGTAAATTTGCTCCTACTCGTTGGTATATGAACGCAAAACAGTGGAAGTGGGATGAACGCGCGTCGGCGTGGGATAAGTTTCAGGCAGAAGAGCTTGAAAAACAGATAGCGGCAGAACAAAAGAGGATATTCAATCGGCAATATGCGCTTATTCATAAACGTGTCAAAGCACTGAACAAGCTTGCCAAGAAGCTTGAAGCGTATATGGAGGATGAAAATAATATCTGGCTACCCGATGTGAAAAGCATCGGCACAGGTCCTTCAGCAGAGCGTGTTGACCTTATCAAATTTAACGATGCATTGATAAGCGAATACCGTGCGACGTTTGCCGATTTAGCCGCTGAACTGGGACATCGCATTAAGAAGACAAAAATGGATGTGTCAGTCACTCCCAAAGAGTACGTTGGCATCTCGGAAGATGAAGAAGGGAGTGAGCCTTGATGGTAGCAGTTCCCTCTTATTCATCTCGACCAAATCTCAAAGTGTTATCACGTCCGAAAGAACGGCGCGCATATCAGCCATTTGGCGCAGCTCGTCAAGCCTGGCGTTCTGCTCGTCGAGAATGTTTGCTTGTGGGTCCGGCAAATACTGGCAAATCCAGAGCACTGCTTGAAAAGCTCCATTATTGTGCTGATAAGTATCCTGGCATACGTGGTTTGATGGTACGTAAGACACGTAAGAGCCTGACACAATCGGCCATGGTTACCTATGAGCAAAAGGTTCTCCCCGAGGGATGGCTTGATAGCCTTATTCATTTCAACACCACTGATCAGCAGTATGAATATCCGAACGGCAGTATCATTGCCGTTGCCGGGATGGATGACCCTGACAAGATTCAGTCTTCTGAGTGGGACATGATCTATGTGCAGGAAGCAACAGAACTGAATGAAGAAGACTGGGAGATCATGACAAAATGTTTGCGTAACAAAGTCATGCGTTACCAGCAACTCATTGCTGACTGCAACCCTTCGTATCCTACGCATTGGCTCAAGAAACGCTGTGACCGTGGCGCAACGCTCATGCTTTACTCCCGGCATGAAGACAACCCAACATTCACGCCTGAAGATCAGGCAACCCTCGACGCACTAACAGGCGTGCGTAAAAAGCGATTGAGAGATGGGATATGGGCCGCTGCTGAAGGCATAGTGTATGAAGAGTGGGACCCAGCTATCCACCTGGTTGATCGTTCTGATATTCCCTTCAGATGGCCGCGCTACTGGGTCCTGGATTTTGGCTTCCGTCATCCATTTTGCTTACAGTGGTGGGCAGAACAGCCTGACGGTGAATTGGTACGCTATCGAGAAATTTACATGACACAGCGACTGGTAGAAGAGCACGCGAAACTTGCGATGAAATTGAGTGCAGGTGAACCTCGGCCAGTGGCAATTATTTGCGATTCAGCAGATGCCGAAGGGCGTGCGACCTTTCAAAAGCATACCGGCTATGACACTGTTCCTGCACAGAAAGCCATTAGCATGGGTATTCAGGATGTGCAGTCTCGATTACGTGTACAACGCAATAAAAAGCCAGGTGTGCGCTTTATGCGCGATAGCCTGGTTGAACGCGATCCATGGCTTGAAAGCAAAAAAATGCCAATGTGTACAGAAGAAGAATTTGAAAGTTATGTGTGGAATGAGGACAACGGGCGTAAAAAGGGTGAAGAGCCGGTAGACAAGGACAATCACGGCATGGACTGTTTGAGGTATCTTTGCCGCTACAAAGAGGGCGGCCAGGACATTGACGAACTTGACGAAGAAACCGCAAGTGCGATTAGTGGATACATGGGATATTAGGAGAATTTATATGTCAGTTAGTAAAAATACAGTAAATATTTTACAGCATAAACGGCTTGTAGCTTCATATATGGAGCGTGTTGTCAGCGATCTTACCAAACGTGCTATAGAGCACGATGATACGAAGTTTGGGCCTGAAGAGTTTGACGCCTACGAGGAAGCGCTTCCAAAGTTTGAAGTAGTCGAATATGGCTCGGAGGAATACAAGCAAGTTTGCCGTGATATCAAACCGGCTATTCAGCATCATGTCACATCCAGCCGACACCACCCGGAATACTTTGGTGATGCTGGAATCAATGGCATGAACCTTATTGACCTGCTTGAAATGACGTGTGACTGGGTTGCAGCATCTCAAAGAGGCGGGGGGAATAAAGATGATCTGATCAAAGGGCTCGAGATCAACAAAAAGCGATTTGGTATCAGTGACCAGCTTTTCGAGATCATCAAGAACACTGTTGCTGACTTGAAGCAGTAACCCCTTGCAAGGGGAAATTGATAGGATATTAGAACATGGGATTACTTGGAGGACTTATGCAATGGGGTAGCGCCGGGGTAACCGGTTTTCAAGCAGGTCTAGCGGCAGCTCGGAGAGTATTTGAAGACCCACAGACCGCCTATCAGCAGCAATACTTCCGCACGCGTGTTGCTGAATACTCGCTCTTGTGGGCCTACTACAACAATTCCATGTTCGATAAGTCCATTGGCTACTTGAACAACTGGACAACCTACCGCACATTTGCGCTGTACAAATCGAACTACAATCTCTACAGAAATATCCGCCTGATATACAACCCTACACGCCGACTTGTGGACTTTTACGCAGGTGCCATTTACCCAGGTGTTCTCAGTGAAGATGGTTCAGATTTGCCTGATAGCGTACCTCTTGCTGTTCCCTTTGCAGAGGACACGGACGACGCGCTGAAGGATGCCATAGCGCAATTCTGGGCATGGTCAAACTGGCAAAGCAAAAAAGCCGTTCAGGTCAGATATGGCGCAGCTCTTGGCAGTGTTCTCATCGAGATTTGCGACGATTTGGATAGAGGCAAAGTGACCGCTGAAATCATCTGGCCTGGTTTTGTCACAAACTTGCGTTTGGACTCAGCAGGCAACGTCAAATCTTACTGGATAGAGTACCTGGCACGTGATCAGAATGGTTCATACACCTATCGCAAAGAAGTGGACCTTGACTCGTTCCGATACTTCAAGGACAATCAGCCATTTGACTACTCAGAGACCGGTGCAGGTGCTGTTGTAGAGAACCCATATGGCTTTATCCCAGCGGTGTGGATACAACACATCAATGTCGGTGGAGATCATGGCAGCGCGGCTATATCAGGCTCAATGGGCAAGATCGACGAACTGAACAACCTTGTATCGCATGTCCATGACCAAATACACAAGAAAATCGGCGCTCCCTTGGTGATGTGGTCCGATGGAAGTGTTCAGAGTCTGTTTAACAACAAAAAGCGTGGTTCAACAGAGGATTTCGACGTGCCTACAACTGATCAGGAAAATGTGCTTGTGCTCAAAGGGCCTGCAGGTGGAGGAATTGACCATTTAGCCGGGGATCTGAACCTTGCCGATAGCGCCGTCTACATGGATAAGCTCTTGGGAGAGATAGAACAAGATCATCCTGAACTTGTGTTTTACAAAGAATTGCGAGGCATGTCACAAGTCACAGGACCAGCTGCAAGTCGCTTAGTTGGAGATGTTGCATCGCGTGTGGCTGAAGTCATGGCGAATTATGACCAGGCAAACATTTCCCTCTTCAGAATGGCTGTAGCGATCGCTGGTTTTCGTGCCAATAGTGGCGCCTGGGGACCGTTAAACAGGCAACAGCAAAAGTTTACACCGTTTGACTTGTACTCTTATGAGCGCGGCGACCTCGACATAGCAATTATGCCGCGTCCATTGCTGACACCAACCAAATCGGAAGTAGCACAGGAAAAGACAGCCATGTGGACAGGTGTAAAGATGGCAGTGGACGCAGGCGCGACGCTCGAATTCGTCCTGCGTGACGAAGGGTATACCGATGAAGAACTGACCGAGCTGGGGAATGCAAAAATGCAGCAAATTCAGCGTGATCAGATGTTAAGCCAAGAGGATACTATACCTCAAATGATGCAATGATAGGAGAAAACAGTGGAAGGTAGTACCGATAAACTCATGAAGGAACTTCAATCGGTAAAAAGGGAACGTTTGTTACATGGTGAGTGGCTGCCAGAGAAGGATGAAATAAGTTCTCTCAAAAGGCCAGAGACTCAACCGATTGCAGTGTCTCGTGACTGGGAAAAGCTGAGCAAAGAACAGCAGCAAGATGTACAAAACTTACGTGATCGTATGGGTCAACATCTTATTGCAGAAGCTGAGTCATTTTACAAACAGCATCCTGAACTTCAGTTGACCTGGAGCTTCACGCTGGATGCGCTTATTCGTGGCAATCATGATTCCCTTGCAAGGGAGTAGAAAGCGAGAAAACAATTATGGCATTTGGACTTGAACATGAGCCGGTAGCAGGTGAGCCGGATTTAATGGTACAAACAAAAACCTTGCGTGTGAGCATTGACAGTGACATCAAAGAAGCGCAACGCCTTGCTGCGCGTATCGCACGTGGCACAGGCGGGCGCAATGTGGCTCTGTGTATCACTCACCTGGAAGATGCAAAGATGCGTCTAGGCATGGCGCTAGGTGACTTTGGGCACAAATTGCCTGAAGAATATCGAGACGAGGCAGCACAGTAGATAAGAAAGCGAGAAAATACCATGGGTGGAAAGCCAAGCCAGGGTACACCGGCAGATAAAAGGCTTGCGCAAAACAAGCCTTCCACTACCAACAAACCAGCGGCCACGCCGGGAGTGCATCAGGAGAAGTTCAACCAGGAACGGGAGCGACAGGTAAAAGGTGGCGTCACAACCAAACAAAGTTAAGAAACAACCGAAAAAGCCGCTCGGATCTCCAATTTCTTGGAGCGATGAGGACCTGGACACCCTTGCAAGGGTAGCACCGTCTGACCTGAAAGCGGCGGCGGCGCTTTGGAAAAATGAAGCACCCAAACCCCTTGCAAGGCTCTTAGAAGCTCAGGTAGAGGAGACGAAATGATAACAAACATTAGCGCACATGCGACATCTTTGCTCATTTGGGGAATTGTTATACACTTAATCGTCGACTGGTTGTTCCAAAATGATTGGATGGCAAAATATAAGTCAAATTTGCGTCATCCAGCGGCCTATGTTCATAGCGGTATCCATTTTATTGGCTTATTGCTGATTTTCCCGCTGTTTATTGCTCTGCTTATCGCTGTTATTCACCTTTTGATTGATACACGTGTTCCATTGGTATGGTGGAGAAGCTTTTTCAGGCAGACGCAAGAGGGACCGGCAGCATTGCATGTTGCCATGTGGGGAGACCAGGTGCTTCACATTGTTGTGTTGGCTATTGTAGCGTTGGTGATTGGATAGCTATATGGATGAATGTACGCATAAAGAGTTTGAAGCATCTGTGGCAGTTAACCGAATTGAGGATATAGGGCGGTTTGCAGCCGATGTTCGTATTGTTTGCTGTGAATGCAAAACACCATTTTACTTTTTAGGCTTACCTGGAGGCATTCATATTGACCATCCAACTGTTTCGGTTGACGCTACTGAAGCACGTTTACCGATTGCACCGTTGCAAAGCGAGAACTGATAGATGCCTGACCTTTCCCAGTACGTCTATGATCCACGCACGAGGCGCTATCGCAACACCGTCTCAGGTCAATTTGTGACTGCAAAGTCAGTGCGGTTCGCAGTAGATACCATCATCGACGCTGAAACCGTCAAAGTTCGTGACATTGCGCAGCGTCTCATAGATGGCCAAATCAACCTTGCAGAGTGGCAAATTCAGACGACAAGCTTGCTCAAAACGCTCTATGTTGCCATGGGGATAGCGGCTAATGGAGGTTTTGAGAATACAAGCAACTCTGATCTTGGTTATCTTGGCTCACTCATCAAAGAGCAGTACAAATTCTTGCGCAACTTTGCCAATGACATCAAACAGGGACGGCAAGCGTTAGATGGGACACTCCTTGCAAGGGCCGAGCTCTACAGTCAGGCCTCGCGCGGAATTTACTCTGATATGGTGACACGAGCGGCCAAATTAGGCGGCATGTCAGAAGCTAAAAGGGCACTTGGGATTGCAGATCACTGCTCAACATGCCTTTCACAAGCCGCTTTAGGCTGGCAAAGTATCGATAATGTACTTCCAATTGGAGATGCTGAATGTTTATCAAATTGTAGATGTGACCTTATTTTCAGGTAGAAATATGAGTGAAAGTATTGTTGGCCGGAGATGCAGGGGATGTGGCAATGAGATATATGAGCACATTGGAGGTTTTTGTCAGCAGTGCTGGGAGAAGTCGAAACGGTTAAAAGGCACAAAGAAACCTTCTTTCCAGCGTGAAGTTGTTTTGAGTGCGTCATTTGCTGAAGCACTCGTAAGATATTCTACATACAGAAAAAGGAAATAATGTTATGCCAGATTTAGAAGAAGTAGTATTTCAGGCGTTGGGTGAAGCAAGTATGTGCTGGGGTGAGACGCCAAAGGGTGTGTTTGACGGTGCCAACGCAAAGCGTATAGGTGATGAATTGCTCAAAGCGGTAAAGGAGCCTGTAAATGCTGCTTATACCGAACGCAATATGTGTGTTGCTCTTCTGGCTCAATACGCTCAGTGGTTTGGTCACAAAGTTGGTATTAAGCAGCATGTAGGCGAGGACTGGGAAGATGAGTGGAGAAATGTTTTGTTTATCGATCTGCCAACAGGTCAAGTATCCTGGCATCTCCACAAAGATGAACTGGTCAATTTCCCAGATATACAGTCGTATGATGGTGAGTGGGACGGCCATACTACAGAAGAAAAATATGAGCGTGTAAAGAAATTCATTCATCTGGGCAAAGCATCACGCGGTTTAAGCTTTACCAAATAACTCTTGACTTCTCAACATCTTGTACATATGTCTTGACATGACCCGAAAGGAATAGTATTATGTCTAGTAATAACCCAGCAAATAGTTCTGATCCACAAGGCCAGACGCCCAACGATCAGAACCCTCCGGGCCAGGCGCCCAACTCAAACGGTCAGGCACCGAATGAGACTTCAAATGTTTCTACCGAAGATTTGTTGCGCCAAATTAAAGAGTTGCGCAGCGAAAACGCTTCTCATCGCAAAAAGACTCAAGAGCAAGCGACGGCAGCCCAGGCGGCTGAACAGCAACGCTTGAAAGAGCAAGGCGAATATAAGCAGCTTGCTGAAACGCACGAAGCGCGTGTCAAGCAACTTGAACCAGTTGAAACCAGTTACAAAGCTTTGTCAGAGCGCGTCAATGCGCAAATCGACACGCAAATTAAGGATTGGCCTGCTGAAGTGAAGAGTCTTGTTCCATCCAGTGAAACGCCGGTTGAACAGCGTCTTGAACAGCTTGAACGATTGCGCCCACTTGTAGACAAACTGCAACTTCAAGCCAAAGGCACACAACGAGGCAATAGTCCTAATCCGCCTGCAACCGGTCAGGTTGGAGACCCGGCAACACACGAGGAAAACGTCAAGAAGCTTCGTCGAAGCGGAATGTACGGATTTTAACACACATAAAGGAGCCATGAACATATGGCCGCGATAAGCAAAAGTGGAACCCCTTCAATTTCCACACCCTTAGTTTCTCCTGAGCAGCGTCTTAGTGGCCTGTTAGCGGGAGAGGCCATAGCCGCTGGTGATGCGTGCTATATCAACTCAGCAGACAATAAACTCTATCGTTCAACAGGTGCCGCTGCTAATGCCGCTGCCCAGGTTGACGGCTTTGCAGCGACCTCTGCCGCTATTGGTGAGGCATTATCCATCTACTTCGGAATTAATTTCCGCTATGGCGCTGGACTCACACCGGGAACGTCGCTGTTTCTCAGCGGTACAACCCCAGGTGGGCTCGACACTGCCGCCAGTACAGGTGGAACCGTCGTCATAGCGCGTACCATGGACGACACGCGCATCTACGTGCGTAAGAGCTACTAAAAATGTGCCGATAGCACAAGAAAGGTAACCCAAGAAGATGGCATACGGCACATTACAAATTCTCGATACGCTTGCCGCAAACCGGACGTTTATTGCGAACTACGGTGAAGACAATGCGTACCGAGCAATTCAAGCGTTTCTCGACGCACACAATGAGATCGTCGGCATGATGCTTGATGACCTCGTAGAGACCACTACAGACCGCCTACGCCGCTACGGTGGTGTTGACACCATGACCATGATCGAAGGCGATGAGTTTTCAACACCTGATGTTCAAAAGGTCCTCCCGGGCGTAAACGTCGGTTTTCCTCTGCGCCTGTTCCAGCTTGGCTTGCAGTGGACAACCAAATACTTCCAAACGCACACCGTGGCAGAATTGGCTGGCCAGGTAAATGCCGCCATGACTGCTGACGCGCGAAGAATTCAATCTGAATTGAAACGAGCAATCTTTACCCCGACCAATAACACCGCGTACATTGATAGGCTGGTTGACAATCTCAACCTTCCCATTCGCGCTCTGCTGAACGCTGACGGAACGCAAATCCCGGCTGACCCCTTCGGTAACACGTTCAACCCGGCCACTCATACGCACTATCTGGGAGCTGCTGCATGGGCTGCCGCTGACCTGACCGCGCTCATTAACACGGTGCTAGAGCACTACAACGAAGGTGGCATCAAGGTCTATATCAATCAGGCGCAAGAAGCCGCTGTACGTGGATTTGCAGGTTTTACCGCATACGTTGACAGTCGTATCATTACAGCGACTACGCAGTCTATTGGACAAGAGCCATTAGACCTGATGAACGTCTACAACCGCGCTATTGGCGTGTTTGGCGCGGCTGAAGTATGGGTCAAACCATGGGTGATTGCGAACTATGTATTCGCATTCAATCCCAATCAGCGCAAGCCATTGGCCATGCGCACACGCGATAATACCCCGACCGGACTGCGTATCGCCGCTGAATACGATGAATATCCGCTGCACGCCAAATTTATGGAGCGTGAATTCGGCCTGGGTGTCCAGGAGCGCCAAAACGGGGCCATTTTGCAAACAAATAACGCCACATATACTGTTCCTGCATCTTTCTAATCCTGATATAAGTGGCTATATACCCGTATAGCCGCTTACATCATACTTTCTTCTAAGAGAAGGAGATATCTGATATGGCAGATAAAGCAAACGATCAGCAACCTACCGAAGCTGAGAAGCAAAAAGCGCTTGCTGAAGCCAATGCTCAGGCGCAAGCAAACCGACTTGATGAGACGCGGCCAGGTGGTTACTACATTGTGAACGGAAAAGCCGTCGATGCTGAAGGCAACGAAATCAAGGATAAGAAATAACCTGTGGATAGAACCACTGCCACCAACTACCTGAGCAATGAATATGCTGAACTGGCGACTGATGCCAAATTTACAACGCAGCAAACCAGTACAGCGTATTCAACCGCGCTGGATATGGCTTTGCGGTTTCTTGGCTATCAGGAGAGCGATTTAGCTACAGCAGATGTTCAAGCGCCAATTCTGAGTTACATTGCCTTGATGAACTACTTCACGCTGAAGCGCTTTTCACGCTTGCTCTCAATTCGTTTCGATGTCGAGATTACCGGCGCGTTGAAAGCGTCGAGATCGCAAGCATTTGCGCAAGTGGAAAAGCTCTTGATAGATGCTGAAATGGAGTGTATCAACCTTGGCTTTCAAGTTGGTGGGATCTCAAGTTTTCAAATGGGACGTATCACGCTCGACTTCATGGAACCTGATAGCTTGGGAGGAACGTTCTAAATGGCTTTGTTCACGGATACTGACCTCCAGGGTTTCAGCGATTTAGCGCAAGATTTAGCGCTCAAGGACACATGTGACATCTTGCGTGAAACCGATGGTGCAGATGACGGGTCAGGCGGCAATGCTCCTACATGGCCTGCCGCACTGACTGGTATCCCTTGCATCGTAGTTGATGGAGGCCGTAAGCCCGCTGAACAGCTGTTGGCTATGAAACTGGTTGGCAAAGTCATGAAAACCATCAGTTTGCCGCGCCAAACCGATGTGAGAGGCACGGATCGTATCAGTGTCACGTCAGGAAACTCATTTAACACAGCCATTTATCACATTATCGATGTGGAAGACCCAACGACGTATGAAGTATTGAGACGGGTATCAGTGTGGAGGGAGAAATAGCCATGAAACTGCCAAAGGGAATAAAGATCACACAAGCGTCTGATCAGAGCAAAGCACAAGCAGGTCACATGATGTTCAATATCAAAATTGCAAAATGGTACATCCCTGTTTTGTTTGTAAAGGCTCTGTGGAACCATGAAATACCGCTCCGACACTGGCCTTTAGCTATCTACAGGTACTACACCAGGAAGGGTAAATAAGCCATGGCAGACGGAATCACTATTGACATTCTAGGCAACAAAGCCATTTTAGATAATCTCGACAAGTTTTGTGAAGAGTTGCAAGAGAAGGCCATTGCTAAGACCGTTGACGCTGGCTACATGGCACTTGATTTGGCGAATGAGCGTACACCTGTTGGCACAAAATCATATGTGCATGAGGATGAAGTGCATCCTGGCTATCTCAAATCTCGTAACCAGCTTACTGTCAACCGTGAAGGACCTCAGGTTGATGTGACTGTCAGCAATGACGCTCCGTATAGCATCCCAGTGATTTTGGGGCATCACACAAGAAGTGGTTCATGGGTAGATCCACAAGATTTCCTAACGCCTTCATTCGATGACGCAGGCAGATGGTTAGAAGGTGAATTGAAAGGGTTAATGCGATGAATATACAAGAAGTGCAAATACTAGAAGACAACAGGCGGCCATATCTGACGCACGTTAAGGCTTTCCAGCCAACGGTTGTGAGTGTGGTTTCTCTGGCAAGTGAGACGAGCCGCCAGATGAAAGAAGACAACCGGAAACGGCAAGTAGAAGCGCTCAAGAAGCGTAAGTAGAGGTCATATCCAGAAATGGCACAGCCGTTCAACGAAGTCCAGACTGCCATTGTTACTGCTTTGCGTGCTGATGTTCCTGTGCGAACATCTCTACCAGGCTCACAATCGCCAAATTGGAACATTCTTGACCATGTGCCAGCAACGCAAATCTATCCTTATATCTACGTCGGAGACATTCAAGGGGCAATAGGCTCTACCCTTGCAATGGGGCCAAATGGCAAAGCTACAGATTTATTGGTGACACTGCACATTTTCAGCCAATATAACGGGTGGAAAGAAGTGCAGGGAATAGTAAGCGCTATCGACAATGTGCTCAATGAGAAAAATTTAGCTTTAGCTAATGGCTTTACCTGGTTCTTTTGCTTATTTGATAATTTTATCCCAGTCCCTGAAGACGATCAGGGAATAAACGATATCACACGGCATGGAGCCTTGCGTTACCGGATAAAAACCCAAGGCTAACCCCTTGCAAGGGTTACATTTGTACACACGACTTATCAACAGGTTGACAGGAGAACGAATCAATGGCGCAAACCGCAGGATTTAACGGCCTATTAAAACTCTCAACAACACCTTCGCCTACAACTACTATTGGTCAATTAAAGGACGCTCAGCAGCAACTAGCGGCTGATATGTACGATGTCACCTTCATGGGTGATAGGGCCAAGGATTTTTTGAGCGGCCTCTATGGTGGCACCATTCCGGCTAAATGTAACTACGACAAAACCGATTCAGTGCAGACCGTGGCGGAAGCGGCGTTCTTTGCTGGTACATTGCTGTACTACATCTTCTCACCATCGAACGGGGCGGCTAATACCAACTATGCAGGGACGCTGTACGTTGCGAACTGGAATGTGCATGACCCGGTGAACAACGTGGTTGAGATTGACGCGACGTTCCAAATAACCGGGGCAATCACAGTCAGTTGATTTCTGTCCTGAATTGGAGGGACTAATCCATGGCACAGCTTGCTGGTTTCCAAGGGCAGGTGCTCATCACACAAACGCCCAACGTGGCTATCTCGAACCAGTTGCTACAGGACTCAGGTGATCACACCACATTCACCGTCAAAGTGGTCGATGCGGCAAAACGCTACTGGGATGACACAACCGCGTTCGTCTTCCAAACGTCACCAGATGGTACTACATGGACGACGGTTGCACCCGCATCTGTCAAGTACGTGGGAGGTAGTGTCACATTCCCAGCGGCAGTCACAGGCGCTACGCCGTCAGCGCGAGTCAGTAGCGGCGCGTACTGGCCTTACTCGACGATGCTTGAGGTCACTGACTGGAAATTCAGTGGCCAGCGTCTCATGAAAGATGTCACCAGCATGAAAGGGCCTGGCAGCACTGACAGGTCGAAGGCGTTCATACCACTTCAGTTAACAGGCAACATGTCGCTCAACAAATGGTGGCAAACAGAATTGGCAGAGGTGACTGGCTTCCTCAATTTGATCACCACAGGGGCAAGAACGGTCTTGTCGCTTGTGACACCTGCTAACAACAGGTATGAGGGCTATGTCTTTATGAAAACCGGTGCTACCCATATTCCAGTAGCGGACGTGGTAGACCGCGCTCTACAGTTCCAAATCACCGGCAACTTCTATGGCAACTAATCACTAAAAAGAAAGTGAAATATCACCTATGCAATTTAATGCACAATCGGCACGAAATTATCTGAGCAACCGCAAACGAGCGACCAAAGATATTGATACTCCCTGGTGGTCAGAAAAAGACGCCGATGGTAACGAGATCGGCCTCCAGGGACATGTACAAATCAGGAAGCTTTCAGCGGGGGAAGGCTTTGATGTCGATAAGATTGAGGATGATGGACAGCGCGGCGCATTCATCCTCTCAAAAGCGCTCATCTTGAAAGATACAGGAGAGCCGTTGTTTGAAGCTACTGGCCTGAGCATGACCCTGGATATCGACCTGGATGCTTCACGCAAACTGGCCTATGAGATCAAGGTGTTCAATGGTCTCATTCCTGGCGCGTTTGAGGAAAAAAAAGAGAGTTCGAGTCAAGCGCCCGAAAGCGTACCGTCTACGAACTAGCTTTGTTGCTGCATAAGAGTGCAGCGGAAATCTGGGAACTGGATAACACTGAAATCATTGAGTGGTTAGCCTTCCTGCAACTAAAAGCGCAACCGAAAGAAGAAACTGAGCAATGAGCACAACGCTCGGAGATGCCAACGTCAAATTTGGCGCGGACCTATCTGGATTTACAGCCGGTATTGCCACTGCAAAGGGGCAGATGACCGGCTTTTCTGACAGTGTGTCTAGCGCCATGCGAGATGTTGCCTCTGCTCAGCAAAAGGCCAGTGAAGCTGCCAAACAACTGGAATTAGCGCAATCGAACGCGGCTCTTGCATTCAAAAAAGCCTACGATATGGCTATATCTGGCAAAGCTTCAGATGAACAACTTGCAGTAGCGCAGGCACAGGCCGCTGTATCCGCTGAAAAAGTGTCAGCCGCTCAGTTGAACGTTGTGTCTGCTGAAGAGAAAGCAGCAAACGCGGCGCGACAGCTTGCCGAAAGTCAACAGCAAGAAGCACAATCCGGGGATAGAGCCGCGCAATCGGAAAATGAGCTTGCATCTGCCAGTAGTCACGCTTCTGAGTCCTCTAGCGGTTTCGGCTTTTCTCTGGGAGGTCTTGTTGGGAAGGTCATGGACTTTGGAAGCAAGATCGGCATGACCATCTTTGGCGTGCAAAGTTTCATTCAGACCGTAGGGGGCATAGCAAACGCTTTCATTGCGCCAAATGCCTCAATGGAGCAAACAAAAACAGCGTTTACAAGCCTGCTTGGCGGCTCCCAAGCTGCACAAGCTGAACTGGATAAGCTAGTCAAATTTGCCGCTGACACGCCCTTCGAGTTTCCTGCTCTAGCAGAAGCTGACCAGAAATTAATAGCTTTCCAATTCACCACGAAACAGACACAACCTCTACTCACAGCCATAGGTGATGCTCTCTCAGGACTGGGCAAGAATACCCCTGCTTATTTATCGCAAGTGGTTGATGTGTTCGGACAAATGCACGCAGCGGGCAAGATCCAGACACAAGACCTCATGCAACTCACGAGCGTTGGTATCAATGGCTTCCAGATGCTTGCAGACGGTATGCATCTGACTGTACCTCAAGTCAAAGATCTCGTCACAAAGGGCCTCATTCCTGCTGACAAGGGCATCGAATTGCTACGTCAAGGCATGGAGAAGACGTTCGGCGGTGGTATGCAAAAGCAAAGCGAGACGTTCAACGGGTTGATGTCTACGCTATCAGATAATATCGGGGGCGCATGGCGGGCGTTCACGGGTCCGCTATTCGACAAAGCGAAAGAGGGCCTGACTGAACTGGGTAAGCTGGTGTCGTCGCCTGATTTCCAGAAATTTGCGAAGACACTGGGTGAGGATGTAGGCCGGGCGCTAGATGACATCGGACAATTTGTTGAGCATGATGTAGCACCTGCACTGTCAAAACTTGGAGAGCTATTTCATACCGCACAACAGGACTGGCAAGATTTCACGTCGCATATTGACTTCAAAGATATCAAAAGCTCGCTTGGGGTATTCAGCAAAGCATTTCAGGATGACATTCTCACGCCGCTTGGCAAGATTTCTGACGATATATTTAAGCCATTGGCTGATAGCTTTAAAAATGTTGATTTCAGCCAACTGGGAAAGCTCTTCAGTCAGGATGTGATTAGCGGGCTCAACCAGGGAAGCAAGCTTCTGGGAGATGTCGGGAAGTATCTGAAGGAGGATATAGAGCCTGCTGTCAAGAGTGTTGTGCCAAAATTTGAGGATCTAGCTCATACATTTGGACACGACGTTGCTCCTGCCCTAGCTGATATCTCGGAAAAAGGTGGCAAGGTCGTCAAGGACATATTTGAGCGTCTAGCACCTGTCCTGAAGGATCTAGGTCCGGATACGATCAAGTTTGCCGGGGCATTGGCGAAGGATTTATCTGATGCTCTGAAGATCGTAACGCCAGAAATCAAGGATGCTACCCTTGCAGTTCTGGATTTTGCTGATAAAATCTCAAATCGCGTGTCACCGGCAATCAATGAGATGTGGGCCGGGCTGAATGACCCATCCATGCAGCCAATATGGGCGGGTATATGGGCATTCTTTTCTGATACAGTGAAGACTACATGGGACACCATAGACGGCATAGTCAGAATTGGCTGGTCGCTACTGTCTGGGCAAATTCTCCTTGGGTTGGATATCCTCAGTGGAAACTGGGGGCAAGCCTGGCAAGATTTGAAGGATATGCTCTCTGGCGTCTGGGATGGCATTCGTGTTGCAACCAAAGACGGCATGGGGAAGGTCATAGACGCCATTGAAGGGCAATATGACCGTACTTTTAACGCGATGACCGGGCCATTTGGGGACGCCTACAGGCAAATCCGCGCCTGGTTGGAGGATATCCGCAGACTTTGGGACCAATCAAAGCCGACCGCTCTGGATGAGTCTACACCTGGACCAAAAGGTTCAAGTGGTGACTTTGGCGGCGGCGGCGGCTCAGTCAAAGGCTTTGCCAGTGGCGGCTCAAACATCCCCGCTGGCCGCTACAAGGTTGGTGAAGGTGGCTGGGAATTTATGGATGTGCCTGGCGGCTCTAACATCTACAATCACGCGCAAAGTATGAACATGGCTAATACACCCTTGCAAGGGAATAATCATCCTGTCGTAGTCGAGAACCATGTACATATTTATCTCGACGGTCAAGAGATGACCGACATCATCATGTCTAGCGCTATGACTCGTATCCTTGGGCATGGGCCGGTCAGGAGCACGATATGACAACGGCCTTAGCGACTTATGGTAACCAAACGCCCTCATCTACCCTTGCAATGGCAGATCAGGCGGTCAACACCAATACAGGCACAACCACAAGCGCACCTACAACGCTCATCGGCACATCGACAGGCTATGGTGAGATACCGGCCAATGGAACAGCAGCGGCGTGGCCTGCTCTGGGTAGCCTCCCGGCTCAAAGCAGCAAGGGCTGGTTGTACGACACCACAAGTCTTGAATTTCAGCAATTTATAGCGGGCAATTGGCAGTGGCTAGACAGGGTAAAAATCAGCGTAGGAACGGCTACCGCTGATTTGATCGTCCGGTTCTCGAAATATAATGCCGGTGTTTATACCACTTTAGGCGTGATCACGCTTTCTGGACAATCGCTAAACACAACCATAACTCAATTTACCAGTGCTCTTACCGCTCTTGGTGTCTTTAATTTCCCGAATGCGGGCGATAAGCTCTACATCGATAGATTTGCGAACATCACGACAAATGGTTCAGGTTCAGGCGCGGCCACGCTCAGTTTACAAAGTTGTAATAATGCGGGCCTGGGTCGCGCCAATAATGCAGAGTTGCGCAGTCCTGGCTATCAGCCTATGCCGATCTTGGCAACATCTCCAACTTCTCTATCATTTAGCGCTACAGCAGGGGGCGCTAGTCCAGCGAGTCAGAATAGCACGCTCTCAGAGACGGCTGGCACTGGAAGCGCCTGGACTTCCTCTATCAGCTATGGTAGTGGTTCAGGATGGTTAGGCATATCTCCTACATCTGACACATTAACCGGGTCGGGAAGTGAACCGATATCTTTCACCTGCACTACCGGGGCGCTTACAGCAGGGACGTACACGGCTACAGTGACCTTCACAGCCTCTAATGGTGGTAAAACAGCCACGGTCAATGTCACGTTTATAGTGGCACCTGCACCAACGGGCCTGACTGTGCTCGTCGCTGGCAATCCGATTAATCTGGCGTATAGCTCATGGAAACTCACGAAACAAATTGATCAGCAAGACCGTTGCGTATTGACTGTGATTGATACGACTGGGACGGCCAATTTCACCAAATTCCAGACCGTTCAGGTGAACGACTCGATCCAGGGTACACTCTGGACTGGATATATCAATAATCCGGTCTCGACGAAGCTTCCCGGCAATGCTCACCGCCTATGGGCGCTTGACTGCACTGATCAAATCTTGCTTGCGCACAATCGCACAAGCAATAAGATTTACGCTAATCAGTATGCTGGCACGATCTTTGCAGATCAGATACAGCGGTATCTTGCATCAGAAGGCATCACCGGGGCATTTGCCTTGCGTTGGGATGAGCTACAAACAGACTTCGCAGCGGGGACACTCACCAATGTCATAGCCGCTGCCAACTTCCATGATGCGAACAGTGGAGATGGAGATCTCGAGCTTTCCCTTGCAGGGGCTGATGTCTCTTACAGCGACGGCGGCATTATCTCAAGCACAACGAAATGCCTGAAGTTGACAGGTACCGCTGTATCAGGTGTCACAAACCCGTATGTCTATCGCAAAATCTGGACAGGCTCTCAACTCATCGCTACAGGTGACTCACTGGAATATGATGTGTTTATTAGTAGCACATCGCCGCAAATCATAGCCGGGGTTGATTTCGTTTGCACAGACGGAACAACATTTCGAGATAGTCCAGACGCCGGTACAGATGCGCAGGGTATACTGCCACACCCAAAGAATGACTTGGCTGGTCTGGCAAATGATACATGGTATCATCGCGGCTTTGGTGTCGCAGGGGCCCTCATCGGGAAGACAATCAGCTACGTGACTGTTGTACTTGAGGGTGATAACCCTGGCACGTACACGGCGTTTTTTAGGAATATTTATTGGAAGAACGGCGCGACGACTAAGCAGATTTTCTCGGATGACACCTCTTATGTCATCTCTCAGGTTTCAGGCGGTCCTACTGTCAATTTGACAGTAGCCGTGAATGGCTACAGCAATGTGTCTTTAATCATCGTGCAGGCGTATGACAATGTGACCAATGCAGTAACCACGCACTCTATAGACGCCGCTAAAATTGTGAAAGGCTCGGTTATCAGTTGGGTCACCGGCAATGCTGGAGGTACATCAGGTGTGGCTACAGGCGCTGTAGCTACTCTGGAGACATCTATTGATAATGGTGTCACATGGCAACTGGCGACCAGTGGAAGCGCTATCCCTAATCTCTTGCCAGGGATGGCTATAGCCGGTCGCTCTCTCCAGTATCGTCGCAATGTGAAACTTGGAAATGACCCAACGGTCGCGAATTATTTTGTCTCGACAAAACTTGTCGTCTATTCTTCGTACAACGCGACAAAGAGCGATGTAGTAAGCACTACGAGCACACAAGCGAACTTTAATGCTGGCACTTTGACCAATACAAAGTCACTTGTGGCCGGTGGATTAACGCTCAATGGCTTTTCTAGAAACTGGAATGACACAGACTATAGCAGTCAAACGGTCTTTGGCGGCGGTGGTGGACCATTTCAAGCTATTCTCAACAAGCAGATTTACCTCAATGTTCTAAGCGGGAATGACGTGCGTTCACGCTTGGATTTTGTCGGCACATGGCAAGATTTCACCGCTGAAGTCGATGTGCAAGTACAACCAAATATGGTCATTGGCCTGTGCTACAGGACTACAGGCTGGCAGAATAACAATGACACGTATGCTTACTCAGCGGACATCAACACAACCTCTATCAATCTTGGGAGAGGGACAAATTTAGCGACAGGCGCGGGCGCGCGTACCTCCATAGCAGGAGTCGCGGCGGCATTTGTGGCGGGTTCCTGGCATCGCTTGAAAGTGGTTGTTTCTGGATCCAATCACAAAGTCTACGTCGATGATGTGCTCTATCTCAACGCGACTGATGCCACGTTCCTCGCCGCGGGTAACATCGGCCTCAGATATTTCAACAATACTGGCAGTGTGCAGAGCGGCTACTTTGACAACTTTGGCGTTGTGGCTAATCTCACTGGCACATGGCAAAGTCCAGCGATTTCTATTGCAGCGGCTACGACGTATGGGAACTCGCTTGTCGAGTGGGACACGCTTCAAACGCCTAATGCAACGTTTATCACGGCGCAGGCATCCATTAATGGCGGCTCAACCTGGCAAGACGTGACGAACGGCGGCGCTATCCCAAATCTCACACCTGGCCAATCCCTCGCAGGGGTGAATGTGCTCATCAAGTTCACACTCACTGCTAACAATGCGCCTGTACAGCCAACATTAGGGGCGGTGACGATATGGGTACTTGGACAATTCAACGCATCAGGGACACGTATATCGCCTGTGCTCTCCCTTGCAGGGGTTGGTAGGGCCGGAAGTGCATTGGTGAATTGGAACGCTTTACAGCCGACAAATACGAGCGTGCTTGTCGATACGTCGATAGATAATCAGGTTTCATGGCAGAATGTTGCGAGTCCAGGGAACGCTATTGCTGGTATCAACCTGCAACCTGCTCCAACGGTGGATACGTTCGCAACGAATACAAGCGCGAACTACACCTCGACTTTCGGGCCAAGCGGAAATGCTGCAACATGGACCTATGACACGGCTAATAGCAGGCTTACAGCGACAGGAGGCAACCGTTCTGTTTTTCTTTACAACAGTCTGACAGCAACGGATGTAGACCTGTTGTGTGATATGGATCAGAGCGACGCGGGCGGTCTGGTGTGGCGCTGGATTGATGCAAACAATTATTATGAGATCAGTATTCAGGATGCATCGAATGGCAATCCAAACCAATTGACGCTTTTCAAGACGCTTGCAGGCGTGCGTGCACAACTTGCGCAGACGCTTTCGATCAGCTTCCCACATAACACACCTCATCGTTTCAGAGTGACCATGCTGGGGGGTGTGATCACCTGCTATATGGATAATGTTCAGGTGTTGACTTTCACTGATGGCTCTCCCCTTGCAGGGGGTCAGTGTGGCTTGCGAGATGGCATCAATGCCGGTTTTGCGACTGCACGCTTCTATCAACTCAGAATACAGCCACAAGGGGACGATGTAAGCGCGAAGACGCTGTACACGCGTCAACGGTTGAACTCGACAGACCCAACCGCTACACCTGCACTGCTTGACATTCAAGCGTTTGTGTCAGGGCCTTCCATTGGAGTGGGTGCGCTTGTTCCAAGTCGAGATTATACGCTCACCTATGTAAGCGACAACTTGCAGGATTTGAACACGCAATCAAACTATTGGTGGAACATCAAGCAGACCAAAGAAGCCGAGTTCAGGCCACGTAGCGCAACCCCTGCACCGTGGCCTTTGGCGCAAGCCAATCAGAGCGTACAAACAGCCGGTCAGAAGATCGGTGATGTGCTCTACGAAAATTTGAGCGTAAGAAATAGCGCAGACCTGTACAGAAACAGGCAAATCTTGAAGGGTGTGCAGGCAACTCAGGTATTCAGCAAAAACTTCATCGGGGATGGCTCATCAACATCCTGGACATTAGACTTCGCGGTAGCACCGGGAACCATACCGACGTTCAAGTTGAACAATCAAGCTGTTTCGATTGGCGTGCAGGGTGATAGTGGCAAGCAATTTTACTACCAACCAGGTGGAACGGGAATTACTGCTGATGGCTCTGTAACAACGCTGGTAGGGACTGACACTCTGAGCGTGAGTTACACTGGGATATTCACGACATCGGTTACCAGGAACAATACAGGCGGGTTCCCTGGCACTCTCTCGCAGGCACAACTCTATGTCATGATGGGCGGCTCTGGCATTGTCGAGAACGTTCTCGATGTGACTGCGCTCAATCTCAATGTGCCTGCTGCACAAGCGTATGGTGATCAGCTCTTGCAGCTCTACGGCGTCATGGGGCAAATCTTGACCTTCAAGACGCTACGACAAGGACTAGCACCGGGGCAACAATTGCCGGTCTTTATTCCAGAGAAGAACATCAACAATGTGCAATTCCTGGTATCGCAAGTCGAGATCACAGCGACGTATGGCCTGGATGTGAGTAACAATCCCATCGCGCTGTACTGGTATGCGGTTACGGCGCTCACCGGGCCAAACTTGGGCAATTGGTTGAGGCTCTTTGCTAATGGATTAAGTAAATAGAGAAAATATAAAAATGCAACAACCTTCGCAACAAAATTATAACGAATTGATCATTCGTCAATTAGATCGGCTTGAAGAGCGCACGCGCAACATTGTTACGCGCTCTGACCTGGAAGCTTTACGCAAGGAACTGGTGACTCATGATTCGTTTGAGCCACAAATGAACGCACTCAAAAACCAGATTATGCGTGTGAATGAGGACCGTATCGAGGATAGAAAAGACCTGAACAAACGCATAGACGATATGGAGACAGAGCAATTGAGCAAGCAAGATCGCTTGTGGATACGCCTTGGACAGGGAGCTGCTTTCGCTGCGTTTGCACTAGCTCTCTTCGAGTTCTTAACGCATTTACGACTAGCCCCTTGAAAGGAGGATACATATGTCACACGATCTCATACAACTACTCGCAACCCTTTTATTTTTCATTGTCTTTATTGAGTCATTTATTGTCTTGACAATTTATATTGGTCAAACTCTCTACCGCTTCTGGAAAGCAAGCAGAGACAAAGAGTAGAAAGAAAAGAAGAGGAAGCATAGAACATGCAACCTGATAACCCCTACGGTGTCACATGCGCCATTAACGATGCGACATCGCTCTTGCACGCACAAGCCATTTTCGACGCGGTAACGCTTGGCCTTGGCTGGATACGCTTACAGCGAGATGCAAGCTTAATTTGGGTCAACCAGAGTGACCCCACTTCTGCATGGAGTTGGAACACGCTCGACGATGCTGTATCACGCTGTAAAGCCGCTGGTTTGCATGTGTCGTTTGTGCTTCGCGCTATGCCAAGTTGGGCGTTTGGGCCGGGAAACCCGAATAGCGCACAGACAACCACACAACCAACGTACGTTGCTGATCCTGCTGTAGCCGCTCAATTTGCCGGGGCTGTAGCAGCACGCTACAACGGTGTGTTCAGCATTCCCGGCTATGGTCCCCTTGCATTGGACGCTATCGAATGTGGCAACGAAGAATACGACTCGGTGTTTGTGTCAGGAGCTACGCGCGGGCTCTATAATTCTCCCTATTCAATCTACAATGGCCTCACAACCGTTGATAGCAATCATCAGCCTGCTAGAGATCCACATTTCTATGCGCCAATCCTCAAAGCCGAGTCAGCGGCTATTCGCGCTAATCATCCTCAGTGCAAAGTAGGGATGTGCGCTCTGTGGTGGTTCTACAAAGAGAACTACACGTACTTTCTGCAAGGGATGTACGATGAGGGATGTCTGGGCAAGTTCGATTTTGCCAATGTTCATTTTTATAGCAATACATGGGACCCGATGACACCTTCAGGGGGCGGTGTCACCGTGCATACTCCTGGTTTTGTGGATATGTGGACAAATCTGAAGAATGTCATGGCCGCCAATGGAGACGCCGGGCGGCAAGTATGGTTGACTGAAATTGGATGGGGTACAACCACGCAAGGGGGCGGTATTGATTGTGATGAGTCGACACAAGCAGCAAGATATCAGGAAGTGCTTGACTCAGCGAGAACAAGTAAAGTGCTTTCTAAACTGTTCTTCTTTACGCTCAGTGGCTACGTCAAACCGTCTGCACAGGTCGATACTGGCAGTTTGGTGCAAGGTGGCACATCTGGATGGAGATACCTGGCAGCGTTTACGACGATCAAGAACAACATCACCAGTTATCCATTTTGGTCGCTGCTCTATCCCAAATCGCTGTCAATGGTCGCTAGCGATGGCAAACTTGCTATGGTCGCGAGCGATGGCAATTTACCCTTGAGGGAGGTGAGTCCTTAATATGCCTATAACTACGTATGTGGGTGATACGGGTACACCGTTCAAGTTCCCACTGACATTAGTCGATGGTTCAAAGCCAAATTTAACCGGCTTTACCAATGCGAACTTCCAATTGCATCTATTCCAGGCTCCAACCACCGTCAAGATTTGCTCAGGTGGAACGTGGTCAATTGTTGATGGTCCTGGAGGGATATGCCAGTATCAGCCAGTGGCCGCTGACCTGGATACA